AAAATGACTCGCCCCAACTTATCCTGCTCGACGCTTTTAAAGATCGTATGGCTTTCCCTGAGCTTAAGGTGGTGGCGCTTAAGCAATACAAAGAGTGGGAACCTGATGCGTTCATTGTGGAGAAAAAAGCGTCCGGGGGGCCGTTGATTCAGGAACTCAGGGCGTTGGGAATCCCAGTCCAAGAGTTCTCCCCAAGCAGGGGCAACGACAAGATGGTGCGTGTCAATGCGGTTGCGGATTTATTTAGCAGTGGTAAAGTCTGGGCACCTGACACACGCTGGGCACGGGAAGTGATTGAAGAGGTGGCCGCGTTCCCAGTTGGGGAGCACGACGATTACGTGGACACGACAACACAGGCGCTGCTACGCTTTAGGCAAGGCGGCTTTATCAGTTTAGACACAGACGAGAAAGATGACCTCGAAATCTTTCGCCGTAGGAAAACCGAATACTACTAGGAACACACATGGCAACGAACATCGACAAAGCGCTGTACCAACAACCAATGGGCATTGATGCGCTTGGTGAACAAGAGTCTCCCCTTGAGATTGAGATTGTTGATCCCGAAGAAGTCACGATTGGCGTGGACGGAATGGAGATCACCCTCAAGCCCGGAGAGGGCGACGATGAAGAAGGTTTTGATGATAACTTGGCCGAGTACATAAAAGACGGTGCTTTGCAGTCGCTTGCGGGTGACTTGGTGTCTGACATTGACAACGACAAGAATGGCCGCAAGGATTGGGAGAAGACGTACGTTGATGGCCTGAAGTTGTTGGGCTTGCAAATAGAAGAACGCACCGAACCTTGGAACGGCGCATGCGGTGTGTTCCACCCCATGATTACTGAGGCAGTCGTCAGGTTCCAAGCTGAAACAATTACTGAGACTTTCCCAGCCCAAGGGCCTGTGCGTAGCAAACTCATTGGCAAAGAAACGCCAGAGATGAAAGAAGTTGCGTCTAACGTCGAAGATGACATGAACTACGAGTTGACGGAAGTCATGACGGAGTACCGCGGTGAACACGAACGCATGCTCTGGTCATTGCCAGCCACAGGCTCAGCGTTTAAGAAAGTGTACTACGACCCCAATTTGGGACGTCAGGTGTCGATGTTTATTCCTGCGGAAGATATGTATCTGCCGTACGGCACAACGGATATGGATACTTGCTACCGCATTACGCACGTTATGCGCAAGACCAAGAACGAGATCATTAAGTTACAGCAAGTAGGCTTTTACCTTGACATTGAGTTGCCTGACTCACCAAAAGACTTGACTGACATTCAGAAAGCCAAGGACAAAGAGACTGGCTTTAGTGACTTGAATGACGATCGCTACACGCTGTATGAGTGCCATGTAGATTTGAACCTTGAAGGTTACGAAGACGAAGACGATTCTGGCGAAGAGACCGGCATCATGTTGCCATACGTTGTCACGTTGATTAAAGGCTCCAATGACATCCTGTCAATCCGCCGCAACTGGAAGGAAGAAGATGACCTCAGACTCAAGCGCCAGCACTTCGTTCACTACCAATATATCCCGGGTTTTGGAGCTTACGGCTTCGGGCTTTTCCACCTTATCGGAGGCTTTGCTAAATCCGCTACATCCCTCATGCGACAACTTGTCGATGCCGGAACACTCAGCAACTTGCCCGGCGGACTCAAGACACGGGGCCTGCGAATCAAAGGTGACGACACACCAATCGCACCCGGAGAGTTCCGTGATGTAGACGTAGGTTCGGGCACGATCCGTGACAACATCTTGCCCCTGCCATACAAGGAGCCAAGCCAGACGTTGTTCAACTTGATGCAGACCATCGTTGACGAAGGCAGGCGTTTTGCCGCGACTGCTGACATGAAGGTGTCTGACATGAGCGCTAATGCGCCAGTGGGCACAACGCTTGCGCTCTTAGAACGTCAGTTGAAAGTAATGACGGCTGTTCAGGCTCGTGTGCACTTTGCACTCAAGCAAGAGTTCAAACTTTTAAAGAACATCATCCGTGATTACACAGACGCTGACTACACATACACACCCGAGTACGGCACTCGCAAAGCTAAGAAAGCCGACTATGACTTGGTGGACGTGATCCCCGTGTCAGACCCCAACGCTGCGACCATGTCTCAGCGCGTTATTCAATATCAAGCCGTCATTCAGATGGCGCAGATGGCTCCGGACATTTACAACTTGCCCGAGTTACACCGCGGTATGTTGAACGTGTTGGGCATTAAGAACGCTGAGAAGCTCGTGCCAATTGAGGAAGATCAAAAACCGACCGACCCAGTGCAGGAGAATCAGAACGCACTCAAGGGTAAACCAATCAAGGCGTTTTTACACCAAGACCATCAGGCGCATATCCAAGTACACATGATGCTACTGCAAGACCCAATGATGCAACAGTTTATTGGCCAGAACCCACAAGCTCCTAAGATCATGGGCGCAATTACGGCTCACATTGCAGAGCACGTTGGTTACCAGATGCGCCAGCAGATCGAGCAGCAGTTGGGTATGCCGTTGCCTCCCGAGGGCGAAAAGTTGCCGCCACAAATTGAGATTGCGTTGTCCGGCATGATGGCTCAAGCGGCACAACAGGTAATGATGCAGAACCAAGCCAAGGCTGCACAACAGCAAGCACAGCAACAAATGCAAGACCCGATCATGCAAATGCAGATGCAAGAACTCCAACTCAAGGGCCAAGAGCTAGAGTTGAAGAAACAGAAGATCATGATGGACGCTGCTGCCAAGGCAGATGCTCAGCAGTTACGAGAGCAAGAAGTCAGCGGCAAACTGGAGTTGGAAGCTCTTCGCACAGGTGCGCAAATCAAAGAGAGCGAATTCAAGCAACAGTTCGAACAAGAACGTACCGGCCTCCAAATGGGCGCTGACATTGCAAAGAGTAAAGCCCAGATGGATTTACAAGCGCGTACTGTTGCGCTCCAAAATAGCAGCAAACAACGTGAGCCCAAATCATGATTCAAGACTTCGTACGCGTATTACGTGAAAAGATACGCACTGACATGAACAACTATGCTGATGACTTGGCTGGTGGTTCGTGCCGTACTTTTGAAGAGTACCAAAAACTCTGCGGGATTATTCAGGGTCTAGCCCTCGCAGAGCGTTATCTACTTGACCTTGCACAGAAAGTTGAAGAATCTAATGAGTGACATTGATTTATCCCCCGGTGCTTTTGCACTGCCTGAACCCATCCAGCCTCTGGATGCACCTGAAACCGAAGCTAACGACGAGTTGAAGGCCACGCAACTTCCCTTGCCCACAGGTTGGAAAATTCTTTGCGCGGTACCCGACATTTCTGAACGAGTGGATGGTACAAGTCTGGACTTAGTCCGGCCTATTGAAAGCATGCGCCAAGAAGAAACTGCAACCACTGTGTTGTTTGTTTTAAAAGTTGGCTCCGATGCGTACAACGACACCGCCAAGTTTCCCAACGGAGCATGGTGCAAAGAGGGTGACTTCGTGTTAGTACGTACTTACTCCGGTACAAGATTTAAGATTTTTGGCAAGGAGTTCCGTCTCATCAACGACGACCAAGTTGATGCTGTTGTGCAAGACCCTCGCGGCCTGACCCGCGCTTGAAAGGAATAATATGGCTGAATCGTACAAGTTCCCCGACGAAGTTGAGGACAAAAAAACTGCCGACGTTGAGTTTGAAATAGAAGGCGAAGGCGAAGTAGAGATTGAAATCGAAGACGATACGCCCGAGCATGACAGGGGCCGTAAGCCCTTAGATCGTGAAGTGCTTGATCCAACCGAAGAAGAAATTGAGTCCTATTCCGACAAAGTCAAGGGACGCATTAAAGAGTTGACCCATGCCCGTCACGACGAGCGCCGTGTCAAAGAAGCTACGATGCGTGAAAAGCAAGAGCTTGAGCGTCTTACACAACAGTTGATTGACGAGAATAAACGTCTCAAACAAAACGTCTACACAGGACAAGAAGCCATCATTGAGGGAGCCAAAGGCAAGGCCGAATTTGAGTTGGATAAAGCCCGTGGCAAACTGAAAGCTGCACAGGAAGCTTTTGATAACGATGCCATCATTGCCGCTCATGAAGAGGTGATGGATGCAAAGATTCGCGCAGAACAAGTAAAAAATTATCGTCCTACCCCTTTACAAGAAGAAAACTTTGAGGTACAAACTACTCAAACCCAACCCCAAAAGGTTGAACCGGACGAAAAAACTCTGCGCTGGCAGGCAAAAAACCAGTGGTTCGGACAGCAAGGGTTTGAAGAATACACCAGCTACGCACTAGGGCTGCATCAGAAACTAGTCACAAACGGAGTGGATCCCCGCTCTGCTGAATATTTCGACCAAATTGATGGTCGCATGAAGTCAACTTTTCCGGATTTATTCGGGCAAGCAAATGACAAGCCAAGGTCTGGTGAGGTTCAAAAACGACCTACGACAGTGGTTGCCTCTGTATCTCGTTCTACGAGTGCAGGAAAAATTAAGCTAACTCAAACGCAAGTAGCGTTAGCGAAAAAATTTGGTTTAACCCCGCAGCAATATGCTGTTCAAGTAGCAAAGTTGGAGAATTAAGATGGCTGAAACTAATGACCGCTCAAATCGTGACAGTAAGTCACGCGATAAATCTGCTCGTTCGGTATATGTACCCCCGAGCAACCTGCCCGATCCGACACCTGATCCTGATTACATGTTCCGCTGGATTGCGACGCATGTGCTAGGTCAGCCGTTATCCAACAACGTGTCTTTACAGATGCGCGATGGATACGAGCCGGTGAAAGCAGTGGATCATCCAGAATTGGCTTTGTTTGGCAACAACGCAAACGGCAATGTGGAAATTGGTGGGCTGATGCTTTGCAAGGCTCCCAAGGAACGCATCCAAGCACGCGCTGATTACTATGCCAACCAATCCCAAAACCAGATGGATTCAGTTGACAATCATTTCATGCGAAATAACGACCCTCGGATGCCCTTGTTTGCTGACCGCAAGTCAACAACAAGTCGCGGAACAGGATTTGGTTCTGGTTCTAAATAATTTATAGGAGTCTTTATGGCTTATCCGGTTATTGATGCCCCTTACGGGCTAAAACCGATCAACTTGATCGGAGGTCAGGTCTTTGCGGGTTCTACTCGTGAATATCCGATCACTAACGGTTACTCTACAAACATTTTCTACGGTGATTACGTAGGTTTGTCTCGTGGTGAAATCGTTCGTTTGTCTGTGTCTACTGGCACAGCAGGCAATCAAACAGGTGTCTTCTTAGGATGCCGTTTTACAAACCCTGTCACTAAACAATTGACTTTCTCGCAATACTGGCCCGCATCTACTGCGGCTGGCGATGCAGTAGCCATTGTCAGTGATGATCCTGATGCCGTCTTTAAGGTTGCGGTTTGCTCTGCAACTACTGCTATTGCTTCTGGTGCCCGTGCAATGATTGGTCAAAACTTGGGCATGATTAACAACACAGGTAGCACTGCAACTGGCGACTCTAAGAACGCAGCATTGGCTCCCAGTGCAACACCTGCTACTACATCATCTTTGCCCGTTCGCGTGCTTGGCTTGGTGCCTGATACGGCTGTTTCGCTTGGAACTGTGACGTATACCAGCATTTCTACCGCTACTGTTACATGCTCGGCTTTGCCAAGCGCGTTAGTTGTTGGTACTGACGTTGGTTCGCTGGATTCAAACGGTCAATACGTTTCTTCTGGTTCTTTTGTTACCACCGCAGCTGCTGCCGGTGCTACATCGTTTGTTATGAACCAAGCTCCTGTTGCTACATTGAACACTACTATTGTGTTGATGCAGTACCCTGAGATTCTGGTCAAAATCAACTTTGGCCAGCATCAGTATTATGCTGGCACCAGCATTGCTTAAGGAGCTAAATCATGGCTATTTCACGCGCACAACTACTTAAAGAACTGCTCCCGGGCCTCAACGCCTTGTTTGGCTTGCAGTACGCTACTTACGGCGAAGAGCACAAAGAACTCTACGAAACAGAGAAATCTGAGCGTAGCTTCGAAGAAGAGACAAAACTGTCTGGCTTCTCTGCTGCTCCAGTCAAGAACGAGGGTTCAGCCATTGCTTATGACAATGCGCAAGAAGCGTTCACGGCTCGCTACAACCACGAAACCATTGCCTTGGGTTTCTCAATCACTGAAGAAGCGGTTGAAGATAACTTGTACGACAGCTTGTCTGCTCGCTACACCAAGGGCTTGGCTCGTGCTATGGCCTACACCAAGCAGGTTAAAGCTGCATCCGTCTTAAACAACGGTTTCAGCGCAGCCTATGTTGGTGGCGATGGTGTTGCTCTGTTCTCTACAGCGCACCCATTAGTGTCTGGTGGCACTAACAGCAACCGTCCTTCAACCAATGCTGACTTGAATGAAACATCGTTGGAAAACGCTGTGATTCAGATCGCCGCTTGGACTGATGAGCGTGGCCTGTTGATCGCCGCTAAGCCTAAGAAATTGATTGTGCCTCCAGCACTTCAGTTCGTTGCTACTCGTTTGCTCGAAACCAGCCTCCGTGTTGGTACAACAGACAACGACATCAACGCATTGAAGAACAACGGTTCAATCCCTGATGGCTACACAATCAACCACTACCTGACCGACACAAACGGCTGGTTCTTGACAACTGACGTACCTAACGGCTTGAAGCACTTCGAGCGTATGGCGTTGTCCACATCTATGGATGGTGACTTCGACACAGGTAACGTTCGTTACAAGGCCCGTGAGCGTTATTCGTTTGGCTGGTCTGATCCATTGGGCGTCTTTGGATCACCCGGTTCGACCTAATAAAACAGCCCCACAAGGGTAAGTTTGAGGCCACCTGCGGGTGGCCTTTTTGTTGTCATAAAGTTAAACTACGATGGACTTGCAGCCGCGGTGGTTGCATAAACACAGGGGCACATCATGAAATTTGAAATGGAATTTGGATACTTTGGTAATAACAAACTTTCTATTGAAACAACTGATTTTGATATGATTCAGATTTTTCAAGAGTTTGTTCAGTTTCAAGAAAACTATGGCTGGGCGGTTGAGTATGCCGCCGTTGATGAAATTGAAGACGAGTTTGAAGACGAAGACGACACAGAAGAAGAGTTGGATGGCGCTGTAGCTGACGCTGCCGCAGAAGCTGCTGACAACAAGTAATACTAGGGGGCTTCGGCCCCCTTCTTCTTTTTAGCTTTTTTAACAAGCCGTTCGTCGTGGTGGTGTATACGGTGGCAGTTGGCGCAGAGTACAACGCACTTCTTGACTTCTTCCATAGCACGCTTAAAGGCACGGTTTTTTATCAGTTTGTTGACTGACTCTTCTTTTGTACTGCTGTCTATGTGGTGGAAGTCAAACGTGGCTGGATGGTTTTGCCCACACTTCACGCAAGCTAATGTAGCTTTAAAGCTACGCCACTGATCTTTATACGCCTTGGCCGAGGCTTTACTTGCCGCAATTACAACCGCTTTATTGTTGGCATAGTACATACTTGCGTACGTTCTTTGTTTAGTTTGCTTAACTTTTGGGTCTTTATACGGCATGTTTAATCCGATACCGCCAGTACAACGCCGTTTTTAAACCCCAAGGTTGAGATGGCTCAAACATTTTGAAACCTGTAGATATCAAACTGTTAGCAGATGCGGGGTTTTCGTTGGTGTCAGTGATGACCCAATTCATGCCTAACGTTTTGGCTTTGCGAACCCGCGTTTTAATAAACCTCTTCTGAAGCCCGCGTCCACGATGAGCGCGTACAACACCTGCCCGACAAAGATACATAGTGTCAGACCAACGACTAGAGGGAACAACACCAGCGAACCCAGCAGCCTCACCGTTCTGTGTGTAAGCAACATACCAGCATCCTTGTGTGATTGGGTAAATTTTATCGTGGGGAAGACATGCTTTTTGAAGCAACGACAACAACTGCACCACCTCTGGCTGACGGGTATCAACAGGGACAATGCGGTATTTCATGCCCCCATAATGCCGGAGGATTGTGACAAGAAAAATAATTGTTGCGCACTTAAAAATACCGTGATATAAACACAGTAATCCGGGCTTTCCGGTGCATCAAACAGTCCCGGCTGACGACATACAGATTGATGCACTCCACTTGTATGTAAGGAAATATCATGGGATTCGCAACACACCTAGGCCCTTGGCTGCTCGGCACTGTTAAAAACACAACCGGCACCACTGCTGGCACGATCCGAAACATGGGCTCAACTACTGTTACCCAAACGGGCGCAACCACTGTAAGCGACACAACTGCTACTACTTTGTTTGTCTTGCCTGCTGGCGCAATGATTAACAACTTTATCGTGAACATTACCACTGCCTATGCAGGTACTACCGGTAACACAATCACTGTGAAGATTGGCTCTACAACTCTAGGTACTGTTGGTGGCGCTACCACTACACCTTTGTCTGTTGGCCGCGCAACATTCACCATCACTGACGCAAGCATTGCTACTTACGAGAACGTAGGTTCAACAGATGCAATCGTTACAGTAACTTACGCCTGTGCTGGTACAGCCAGCGGCGGTGCTGCTAGCGTGACTTGTGTCTACACAGTCCGTGGTTCTGACGGCGTTGCTAACCCCAGCCAAGCTTAATTGATCTAGGGGGCTTCGGCCCCCATTTACAAGGAGATTAATTATGATGCAAACAGACGTAAAAGCGGCGCATTTGAGCGCGGCGGGTTCTTTTATATCGGGGCGAACACGCCTTAGAGGTATTGTGGTTAGCCCCAAAGTTACAACAGCGGCAACATTTGAAATTCGTGATGGCAGCGCCACTGCTGCTGTGTTGTTTACAATGGATATTGCCAGCGTTGCCACCCCGGTAAACTTTAATATCACAATACCCGGCGAAGGTATTGTGGCATCTACAGGGCTTTACTTAACAACCAGCGTAGGAACTATTGTGGGTATTGAAGTGTTCTATGGCTAAGAAAAAAGGCCCCTCACTAGCTATTGGTCGCGGCGAGAAGTTGCCCGTATCCAAAGGTGCGGGGCTGACTGCCAAAGGCCGCGCTAAGTACAACGCTGCTACGGGTAGTAACCTGAAGGCTCCACAGCCACAAGGCGGCAAGCGCAAGGACTCGTTCTGTGCACGCATGTCAGGTATGCCCGGCCCCATGAAAGACGAGAAGGGTAAGCCCACCCGTAAGGCGGCTGCCCTTGCAAGATGGAAATGTTGATATGACTACAAACTCAGACACAATTAAAAGCACGCTGGATATTGTTTCAGTGTTTGCAGCCATAGGATCGTTTTTGGAAATGTTTACCCCAATTTTTGGTTTGATTGGCGCAATCTGGACATTGATGCGAATCGCCGAAATGATTGCGGGTAAACCCTTTGCTGAAATAATCCGCAAGAAGAAGGCTGGCGATGCCATCGACCAGTAAAAAACAACACAACTTCATGGCAGCAATAGCGCACAACCCTGCGTTTGCCAAGAAGGTAGGAATACCGCAAAGCGTTGGAAAAGATTTCAACGAAGCGGATAAGGGTAAGAAGTTTGGTAAGGGCGGGGAAACTCGTCCAGATGTGCAAGGTATCAACAAGCCTAAAACCGATCACGGAAAAATGGCTTTTTTTAAAGAAGGTGGTAATACTATGGCTTCCAAAATGAATCCCGGCTTCATGGCAATGATGGCTAAGAAAAAAGGCGCACAAGAAGGCTCTAAGGCTGACATGGCGTCAGACAAAAAGCAAATGATGGGCATGAAAAAAGGCGGCATGAAAAAGATGGCCAATGGTGGCTCAGCTTCTTCCCGCGCTGATGGTGTTGCTACAAAAGGCAAAACCAAAGGCACAATGATTGCCATGAACAAGGGCGGCAAGACCTGCTAAGACCATGATGGCCAGCCGTGGAATGGGGGACATCTCCCCCTCTAAAATGCCCAAGGGCGTCAAGAAAGCCCGGCGGGACGACACTGACTTCACCCAGTACAAAGAGGGTGGGAAGGTGAATGCGGCTGGCAATTACACAAAGCCAAGTCTTCGCAAGAAGATTGTGTCTCAAGTAAAGTCAGCAGCCACGCAAGGTACCGGTGCAGGTCTTTGGAGTGCCCGAAAAGCTCAGCTTGTTGCCAAGAAGTACAAGGCGGCAGGCGGGGGTTACCGAGATTGAAAGCGCCTCAAAAATCATTGAAGGATTGGGGCGACCAAAAATGGGGAACCAAAAGTGGTAAAAAATCTTCTGACACAGGTGAGCGATACCTTCCAAAAGCTGCGATCAAAAGTCTCAGCGCTAGTGAGTACGCTGCGACGACCAAAGCCAAGCGAGCCGGAAAAGCCGCAGGCAAACAATTCGTAGCACAACCCAAAACGATTGCAAAGAAAACGGCGGGGTTTAGATAATGGCTACCAAAAACTTTATTCAAAACGCAATCAAGAAGCCCGGTGCATTACGCGCATCGTTGGGCGTTAAAGCCGGTGAAAAGATTCCTGCAAAGAAGCTAAACGCCGCTGCAAAACAACCCGGTAAAATGGGGCAGCGTGCGCGTTTGGCTAAAACTCTTAAGAGCTTTAAATGACCACTTCAGGAACCGCAGCGTTTAACCTTGACCTTACTGAGTTGGTTGAGGAAGCATTTGAACGTGCCGGTTCGGAGTTGCGTACGGGCTACGACTTACGTACAGCCCGTCGTTCATTGAATTTAATGTTTGCTGATTGGGCAAACCGCGGTGTCAACATGTGGACGTTTGAGCAGGGTACGATTAACCTGACTCCGGGTTTGAACACCTACGCGCTTCCCGTTGATACGGTGGATTTGCTTGAGCATGTGATTCGCACGGGCGCGGGTAGCGCGTCCACACAAGCTGACCTGACCATCACGCGTATTAGTGTTTCTACCTATGCCACGATCCCCAACAAACTGCAACAAGCCAGACCAATTCAGGTGTGGTATCAGCGTTTGGATGGTCAAACTTCATCGATTGGCACCACGCTTAACGGCGGGATCACAGCCACAGACACCACAATCACACTAACTTCCGTTGCAGGACTTCCAGCTACAGGATTTGTACAGATTGATACCGGAGCTTTAACAGAGACTATCCAGTACGGCTACATCTCTGGCAACGTGCTTTACAACTGTTTCCGTGGGCAGAATGGCACAACCGCTACAGCACACTCAACAGGCGTGGCTGTATACACGCAGAATCTTCCCTCTGTGACCCTTTGGCCAACACCAGACAACAGTACAACGTATCAGTTCGTTTACTGGCGCATGCGCCGTATTGATGATGCTGGCGGGGGTGTACGCACGATGGATGTACCTTTCCGCTTCCTGCCCTGTATGGTGGCAGGCTTGGCCTATTACTTGGCTCTTAAGATTGAAGGTGGCGCTGAGCGCCTACCCGTCTTGAAACAACAGTACGATGAAGCTTGGCAGTTGGCTTCTGATGAAGATCGTGAAAAGGCTTCAGTTCGGTTTGTTCCACGTCAGATGTACATAAACTAGCGGCACGTAAATGGGCAATCGCTTTGCATCCGGTAAGAACAGTATCGCCATGTGCGATAGGTGTGGCCAACAGTTTAAATTAACGGCTTTGAAAAAAGAAGTTATCAAGACAAAGCTTTACAATTTGATGGTGTGCCCAGTGTGTTGGGATCCAGATCAGCCGCAGTTGCAGTTGGGTATGTACCCAGTGGATGATCCGCAGGCAGTGCGTGACCCGCGCAAGGACACGACGTACGTCACGGCAGGGGTAAGCGCTACTGGCAGTCTGACTGGCGGTTCGCGGGATGTTCAGTGGGGATGGAACCCCGTTGGTGGGTCGGTTAATTTTGATGCAGTTTTGACGCCAAACTACTTGGTGGCAACGGCGTTTGTTGGTACAGTTACGGTAACAGTTTCATAGGAGCTTAATATGGCAAAAGAAGACATGAAGTCAGACAAGAAGCAAGACGTTGCTCTGATTAAAAAAGCGTTCAAGCAGCATGACTCGCAAGAACACAAGGGCGGTAAAGGCACAGCTTTGAAATTAAAAAAAGGTGGCCCCACGTCTGAAGACCGCATGCGTTTGGGACGTAACTTGTCTCGTGCTGCAAACCAAGGGAAATAATATGGTCAAGGTTAACAATTTACCAGCTTCTGCATACGCCAAGCCCCACACCATGAGTGGTGCGCCTGTAGGCATCTCTGAGAACCCCGGTTCTGGCGTCAATCGCAGTAAAGCTGACACCGTTGATATGAGCATTGGCAATATCAGCAAATCTGCGGGCAACGAAATTGTGAAGACATCTGGTATTGTCACCCGCGGTAACGGTGCGGCGACCAAGGGAATTACGGCCAGAGGCCCGATGGCATGAATTACGCCGCACTCAGCACTGCTATCCAAGCCTACACGGAGAATACAGAAGCGAATTTTGTCGCTGAGATACCCGTGTTCGTTCAGCAGGCTGAGCAGCGTATTTACAACAACGTCCAGTTCCCGTCTATTCGCAAGAATGTAACGGGTGTAATGTCTACCAATAACAAGTATCTTGCTTGCCCTAATGACTTCTTGGCTGTCTATTCAATGGCAGTTATTGACGGTGATGGTAACTACGAGTATTTGTTAAACAAAGATGTTAACTTTATTCGACAAGCCTACCCACTACCAACGGACACGGCTATCCCAAGGTATTACGCTTTGTTTGGCCCACAGTCTACCAACGCGGCTGAGTTATCTTTTATTATTGGCCCAACACCTAATGCCAATTACAACGTTGAGTTGCATTACTACTTCTACCCAGAGTCAATTGTGACTGCGGGTACAACATGGCTGGGTGACAACTTTGACTCTGTGCTGCTATACGGTTCGTTGGTTGAGGCTTACACCTACATGAAGGGTGAAGCCGACATAATGGGCTTGTACAACGGTAAGTATCAGGAAGCATTAGCGTTGGCTAAACGTTTGGGCGATGGTATGGAGCGTCAAGACGCTTATCGTTCTGGTCAGTTCCGTCAGAAGGTGACTTGATATGGCAATTGTTCAGACTCAAACCACTAGCTTCAAAGCGCAGTTGTATCAAGGTATTCATGACCTAACGACTGACGTTATCAAGATTGCCCTGTACACAGCCAACGCAGATTTAAACGCCGATACTACTGTGTACAGCACGACCAATGAAGTGGCGGCTACGGGTACGTACGCGCTTGGTGGTTCACAACTGACACCAATTACAGTCAGCACTTCTGGTTATACAGCGTATGTAAGTTTTCCTAATGTTGCTTGGACTGCGGCAATTACGGCCAGATGTGCTTTGATTTATAACTCTAGTAAAGGCAGCAAAGCAATTGCTGTATTAGACTTTGGTTCTGATAAAACATCTACCACCACGTTCACCATCACAATGCCAACTAACGGCGCAACCACTTCGTTAATTCGTTCTTCTAACTAAGGAGTCACCATGACTATCGACAAAATGACCGCCACCGACATGGTGCAAGCCACAACCAAATACAACACAATGCCTGAAGACACGATGGCTATCCACGGTACATACCACGCTGTTTGCTACAGCGTAGACGGTTTTGTTAAATGGTCTGATGACATTGAAAACTTGGTCACTACAGTAGGCAAGAACTTTACGCTGGACACCACGCTGGGTAATACCGCTGGCGGCGCAGTTGTAATGGGTCTTAAAGGCACAGGTACAGCAGTTGTAGCTGATACGCAAGCCTCACACGCCACATGGCTGGAAGTGGGTTTAGCTAACGCTCCTACATACTCAGGCAACCGCCCTACGCCGTCATTTAGCGCGGCTTCCGCTGGTAGCAAGGCCACATCCTCTGCGGTGTCGTTCTCTATCACCAGCACCGGCACTGTGGCCGGATGTTTTATTAACATTGGTGGTAGCGCGACTAAAGACAATACAACTGGCACATTGTTCTCTGCTGGAGACTTTTCTAGTTCTAAGTCTGTTGTGTCTGGCGATACCATCGCTGTTACTTACACTGCTACATTGACCTAAAATGGCTGGAGCCGCTTGGGGTGATAATGCTTGGGGCGACTTAGGTTGGGGTGGAGTTACCACCTACGAAGAAAGCGTTACTGAGTATTTGACCCCAGCTACGGCTTGGGGGGTTGGCACTTGGGGAACTGATCCTTGGGGCGGTACAGTCCCTATGTTTGAAACTCAAACTGTTGCGTTTACTGCAAATGCGTCAATCACAGAGACAGCGGCTATAGCTGATGCTCAATCGGCAATAACAGCATTCTCGGGATTGGTCATTGAAACTGCGGCTATATCTGAAACAAATGCGGCAACAACTGCCTATACAAGCACGGTTGCGGATAACTTGGCTACCTCTACTACAGAGTCAGCTTCAGCCACATTCCCGGTATCACTTACAGAAACATCGGCTACATCAACAACTGAGGCAGTGGCGGCAACCTTTGCTAAGTCAATTACTGAGACTGCGGCAACTTCTACGACAGAAGCTGTGGCGGCTACGTTTGCTAGAAGTGTTGCTGAAACAGCGGCATTGACGGATGCAAATACAGCAACAACGGCCTATACGACCACGGTAGCAGATTCGGTAGTAACAAGTACGGTGGAATCTGTGCGGGTTGACTATACTGCTTCAGTCACGGAAACCAATCCAATTGTTACGGTTGAGCAGGCTGTAGCCACGTTCTTAGGCAGTATTACCGAGTCAATGGCTATATCAGAACAGCAGTTGTTTAGCTGGTTGGCTTCTATTATTGAGACAATGGCTACGTCTGACGCTACAACGGTTGGTACGTATTACACAGAATTTATTGCAGAGCTTGCGGCTATTGCGGATAATCCACAGGCGGCTACTGCATATAAGGTCAGCAGGTCTGAAACGGCGGCAATAACAGAAACAAATAGTGGACGATTCTTGTGGGAAATTATTGATGACACACAAGGCGTTACATGGCAGAATATCAGCAATCCACAAACACCGGGCTGGGCTGATGTGAGTAACACCGAAACGCCCGGTTGGACAGTAATTTCTACTCAGTAGGAGCAATAGATGGCAAATACATCGCTAATCGGACTAACCCTCCCGGCAACCGGCACATTGTCAGGTCAGTGGGGCGACACAGTTAACAACGCTATCTCACAGATTATTGACGTTGCGGTAGCTGGTACTCAGACAATTTCTACTGATGCAGACATTACGCTGACCCTAACCACGGGTACATACGCAAGTACGGGCCTGACGGCTAATAGCTCGCAGTACGCAGTAATTCTGTGGACAGCCGCAGGCACGGTCACTCGCACAATTACAGTCCCTGCCCAGTCTAAAACCTACGTGGTAATTAACAAAAGCAGTACCCAATCAATTATTGTTATAGGTGCAACTGGCACAGGCGTTACTGTGGTTGCAGGTACACGGGCTATCGTAGCTTGGGACGGCACTAACTTTGTTAATGTAGGCGGTGGTTCTGCGGCAGGCTCTAACACGCAGGTTCAGTTCAACAGTTCTGGTGCATTTGGTGCTTCTTCTGCTTTGACATGGGATGGAACATCTCTATCAGCAACCAAGTTTGCAGGTGCTTTAAACGGTACTGTAGGTGCGACCACTCCTGCGGCGGGTGCGTTTACTACTCTATCGGCTACAACTGCACTCCCTAACACATCAGGCGGTACAGGACAAAACAGTGCGTTTACACAGTATGGTGTAACTTATGCCGCTACTACAACCACACTAGCAACTACAGCGGCTGGAACAGCAGGGTATGTATTAACTGCTAATTCTGGCGCAGCACCAACTTTCCAAGCACCGGCATCTTCTGGCGTATCACAAGCCAAGGCCACCATGATTAACTTCATCTTTAGTATTTAAGGAACCAACATGGCAAATCCTAACCTCTTAGCCGCGACCACAGCCGCTGGCACAAGTACATACAACACGCCCGGAACGACAGCGGCTACGGTGTTAATTACCAATGCGGCTTCTAGCGGTACGATTATAAAAATCAACCAGATTGTTGCGGCTAATGTAAATGGTTCTGCGGCAGTCAATGCTACGGTATCTTTAAATAGCGCGGCGGCGGGTGGCGGTACAGCCTACCCAATTATCTCGGCGGTTTCTGTGCCACAGAACGCATCAGTCATTATTGTTGATAAAACATCGGCTATTTATCTGATGGAAAATCAATCAATTACGGTGACATCGGGCACATCAAGCGGCATCACTTACACAGCCAGCTACGAAATTATCAGCTAACCGGAGGCAATCATGTCTCTTAGTAAAGTTGGCGGGATTATCTCAGCCGGTTTAAACGGCATTAACTACCCTGTCACAGCGGTGGAATACTTATGTGTGGCTGGCGGGGGTGGGGGTGGCGCAAGAAATGCGGGCGGTTATGCGGCAGGTGGCGGCGGTGGCGCTGGAGGTCTTTTAACTGCTACGGGATTTGCTGTAACTATTGGCTCAAGCATTACAGTGACTGTTGGTGCTGGCGGTGCGGCAGATACAAGCGGAGTTAATTCTTCTATTGCTGGCGGTACAACCATAACGTCTACTGGTGGTGGATATGGCGCTGATTACGCAGGCGGCTACAGACAAGCGGCAAATGGTGGTTCTGGTGGCGGTGGCGGTGGCGCTAATTCTTACCCAACAGGGGGGACAGGAACTGCTGGGCAAGGAAATGCTGGTGGAACTGCTACGGGTGCGGCCAGCGATAATGGTGCTGGTGGCGGTGGTGCAGGTTCAGTAGGTTTGCCAAATACAGCATCTACTGGTGGTAATGGCGGCACAGGCATTGTGTCTAGCATTAGCGGCTCTGCTGTTCAATACGCTGGCGGTGGTGGTGGCGGGGTTTATACGTCAGGAACTTATTTTGGTGGATTAGGCGGTGGTGGTGGCGGTGGAAACGGGGGAACTGCGGCTTCAGGGTCTGCCGCTGTAGGGTTTACTGGAATGGCTAATACTGGTGGAGGTGCTGGTGCTTCTTCAGGTAACGCTAGTGCTACAGCAGGAGCCGCAGGCGGCTCTGGAATCGTAATACTCCGTTATCCCTCATATTTAGCCCCTGCTACATCAACAACAGGCTCACCAGAAACATACATCGCTGGCGCATGGCGTGTGTACAGATTTGTAGCCAGCGGCACAATTACATTCTGAGGATATATGGCACAAGGTCTTTTTACACTCAGACAAGTTAACCAAGCCATTCGTCAAGGCGCATGGTCAGCATTTAATCCACCTCAATTTGTAGAGTATCTTTGCGTTGCTGGTGGTGGTGGCGGTGGTGGGACTAACAATGCTGGTGGAGGTGGTGCGGGAGGTTTGTTAACAGGGATTCTTCCTGTAACTGCGGGTGCAACTCTAACTGTGACTGTAGGCGGTGGCGGCCCCGGCACATCAGGTACTACACCTGCAACAAATGGAGATAACTCTGTTTTTTCAACCATTACTGCTACGGGCGGGGGTGGCGGTTGCGGCGGTAATTCACTTACTAATATAGGTGCTAGTGGCGGTTCGGGTGGCGGTTCGGGATATGCAACTATTTCTTCTGCTGGTCTTGGAATAACGGGACAAGGAAATAATGGTGGCATTGGAAACAACGCTGGAGCGCCAGATTATTCTGGTGGTGGTGGTGGTGGGGCTGGAACAATTGGAATAAATGGTGTTGCTTCTGGTGGTGGTGACGGCGGCGCAGGAATTGCATCAGCGATCACTGGCACAGTAGTTACTTATGCTGGTGGAGGTGGTGCTGGAACTCAAGTTACCCCTACGTCGGCTGGTGGCGTTGGTGGCGGTGGTATTGGCGGTATATCAACGGTTTCTCCATCTGCCCCAACAGCAGGAGCGGCAAACACTGGTGGCGGCGGTGGCGGTGGTACTCAAGGCGGCGGCACTACAGGTGGCGCAGGCGGTTCAGGCATCGTAGTAGTCAGATACCCCGGCTCTGTGCAGTTTTACACTGGTGGTAGTGTTACTTCTACAGGCAATTATATTGTTCACACATTTACATCTTCAGGAACTTTGGCTCCTACAACCCCTTCAAATGCAGGGTTTAACGGATTTATAGTTGTTGGCGGTGGCGGTGGTTCTGGTGATACTGGCGCATACCCTCCAGATGGCGGTGGTGGCGGTGGCGGAGCAGGGGGCGCTCTTATTTACACCAACTACACTTGGTCTGGTACATACACAGTTACCATAGGTGCTGGCGGTGCGGCCCGTACAAGCGGAACAAATACAACTTTTGTAACTGGCGCTACAACATGGACTTCTTATGGCGGTGGTAAGGGCGCTCAAAACTCTACATTTAATGCTGGTTCTGGTGGTTCAGGCGGTGGTGGTGCGGCTGGTACAATTACAGATTTTGGTACTTCTACACAAACCACACAATCTGGCGCTACAGGTTACGGGAACTCTGGTGGTATTGCCGCCCAGTCACCATATCGCGCTGGCGGTGGTGGTGGCGCTTTAGGTGCTGGTCAATCTGGAAACAATGGAACTACTATTTCAGGCTACGGCGGAACGGGCATTCAATTCCCGCCCGGTACAGCTAATTACTATGCTGGAGGAGGCGGTGGTGGTGGTTGGGGTAATGTTACAACTGGAGGTGCTGGTGGATTGGGCGGTGGGGGCGCAGGTGCAACTGTAGGTACAGGCACGGCTGGAACCGTTAATACTGGTGGTGGTGCTGGAGGCGGTGGATACATTTCTTCAGGAGGAGCCGCCGCTGGTGGTTCTGGAGTTGTTATTATTTGCTCAAGCACTGCGGCATCTAGCACAACTGGTTCTCCAGCAATATCATCAAATGGTAGCAACTATGTCTACACATTTACAGGCTCTGGAACAATCACCTTCTAAGGACAAAGCATGAGCAATTTATTAGGTGGATTTCTTTCCGCAACCTTTAATCCACTGTCTGGTACACCTACGACTGTTGAATATCTTGTGGTTGCTGGTGGGGGTGGTGCAAGTGGCGACCGTGGCGGCGGTGGAGGTGCTGGTGGTTTATTGCAAGCGGCTGGTTTTGCCGTTGCCGCTGGGTCTGCTTTAACGGTTACTGTAGGCGCAGGTGGTGCGGGTGGTTTGCACTCAGCAAGCGGTGGTGCTGGCTCAAATTCTGTATTTTCTTCTATTACCTCTACGGGTGGTGGTATTGGCGCAAGGAGTGGCGCTCAAGCAACTACTGGTGGTTCTGGCGGTGGCGGTTGGAGTGGAGCAAATCAAACTGGCGCGGCTGGAACTTCTGGTCAGGGCAATGCTGGTGGCAACGGCCCTGCTAGTGGAGGAAATTATCCTGCGGGCGGCGGCGGGGGCGCTGGTTCGGTAGGCGATAGTCCAATAGCAAGTGGAACAACTGGCGGTGCTGGTGGCACAGGGATGTGTTCTACCATTACTGGGCAACGTGTTTTTTATGCTGGCGGCGGTGGCGGTGGAACATTTGGTACTAGCGCACAAAGTAGTCTTGGTGGCGCAGGTGGTGGTGGCGCAGGTGCTGGTGCTACTGCTGGCAATGGTACAAGCGGAACTTCAAACACAGGTGGCGGGGGAGGTGGCGGTTGGTACAACGATGCAACGCAATACTATGGCGGCTCTGGCGGCTCTGGCATCGTAGTCATCCGCTACCCCTCATCACAATCAGCACCCACTTCCACAACAGGAAGCCCTCAGATAAACTACGCAGACGGGTATCAGATTTATACTTTCACATCTTCTGGCACTATCACTTTTTAATGCAAGTCTTTGTTTACACCATCACTAACAAGATCAACATGAAACAGTATGTTGGTATTACACGCAACATGCGTCAGCGTTGGGGTGAGCATAAACTTCCATATAACAATAAGACCTCTATGGGCAAAGCCATACACAAGTATGGTCAGCAGAATTTTGAAATGGTGCAAATTGCAAGCGCAACAAGCTGGGCCAATGCTCAGTTGGTTGAGAAGGCATTGATTAAACAACTTAACACCAGAGTGCCAAATGGGTACAATTTGACAGATGGTGGTGATGGAACGCTTGGGTTTAAACACACGGCAGAAGAATGCCAACGCAGAAGCGAAAGGTGTCCAACTCGCAATCCAGAAACCATGAAGTTGATTGCCGACAAACAACGAGGCGTTAAGCGCCCCCATACATCGGGTGAAAATAATCCTTTGTTTGGTAGAACTGGGTCAAAATCACATATGACTAAACACATTGTGGTTGCTACAAATATGGCAACTCAAGAGCAAAGAACTTTGATTGGCGCTAAAGCCATTAAAGAGGCGGGATTTAATAGATCGCATGTATACGCATGTGCTAATAAGCAACGCAAAACCCATCAACAGCACACTTTTGAATTTCAAGGAGAATTAGCATGAGCCATTTTGCCAAGGTCGAGAACGGAATTGTCACATCAGTTATTGTGATTGAGCAAGACGTTTTGAATTTAGGTCATTGGGGTGATCCCGCTTCCTATGTCCAAACAAGTTACAACACCTCTGGTGGAGTTCACTTGCAAGGTGGTACGCCACTGCGTAAGAATTTTGCTGGCATCGGTTACACATACGACTCAGGCCGTGATGCGTTTATTCCTCCCAAACCATTTGCATCTTGGTTGTTGGATGAAGGCACTTGTCAGTGGAGCGCACCCACAGCTATGCCCGTAGAAGAAGGCAAACGCTTTACATGGGACGAACCCACAACATCTTGGGTTGAAGTCGTAGTACCCGCCTAATAGGAATAATCATGGCTCAATACAGTGGAATGTGGACGCTAAGTCAGGTCAGTCAAGCCGTAAAAGACTTGAACTGGACGGGTCTACCTCCGTCTGTTGTTGAGTATTTGATTGTTGCTGGTGGGGGTGGCGGTGGTCGTGAAAATTACCAATCTGGATGCGGAGGCGGAGGTGGTGCTGGTGGATTGCTTGCAGGCTATGCGGGTATTACATCTGGTACTTCTTACTTTGTAACAGTTGGCGCGGGCGGAGCAGGTGTAGCGGCAACTCCAGCAAGTAACGGCAACATTGGAAATAATTCCGTTTTTGACGCTACCACTTCTGGTGCATTTACAGGGCGTATTGTTGCCACTGGTGGTGGAGGCGGTGGTGGTGGAACAAGTATTCCAGCCACAGCGGGTAGTGGTGGTTCTGGTGGTGGTGCGGGCCAAGCAACAAATATGTCTCCCGGCTCTGGAACATCAGGGCAAGGCAATAGAGGCGGTAATGGAACTTCTACAAGTGCTGGCGGCGGGGGTGGCGGTGCAGGCACACAAGGGTTGGATGGCCCATCATCAGGCTCATTCGGAACAAATGGTGGTGCAGGCATTTCTTCGGCTATATCTGGAACTGTTACTGCATACGCTGGCGGTGGTGGTGGGGCTGGTGGCAATGGTAGCGGTACTAATGGTATCGGTGGAGTTGGCGGTGGTGGTAATGGAATGTTGTACAGCAGTACACAAGGAACCGCAGGGACAGCTAACACGGGTGGCGGTGGTGGTGGGAACGCAAACAGTGGCGCAACAAGTGCGGCTGGCGGTTCAGGCATTGTCATTCTTCGCTACCCCGGCTCAATTCAATATTTCACTGGTGGCACAGTAACTTTAAGCGGCATCAGCCCTAACGGTTATTTTGTTGTTCACACATTTACTTCGTCTGGCACTTTAGCGCCCACTGCGGCTACAAATTTAGCCCCTACACTGCCTTCTAATACGGCAGTCTTCTATACATCAGGCGTGTGGACTGCACCCGCAGGCGCTACGCAAGTTCAATATCTTGTGGTAGCTGGTGGTGGTGGCGGAGGAATGACTAATACTGCTGGCGGTTACTCAGCCGCAGGCGGTGGCGGTGCTGGTGGATTCTTAACGGCTACTGGTCTTTCTGTAACTGCTGGGACTACATACACTGTAGTAGTTGGCGCTGGTGGTGCTGGTGCAGTAACAGAAGGCACAGGGGTTACAGGTTCAAGTTCTATTTTTAGTTCTATTACTGCTACAGGTGGCGGCGGCGGCGGTAATGCTGGCGCTACTGCTAACAATGGTTTACCGGGCGGATCGGGGGGTGGTTCTTCTGGCGGTAGTGCGGGACAGACAGGCGGGGCGGCTTCTCCAGCAGGTCAAGGTAATGCTGGCGGTTCCGTTACTGGAAATATTTTTGGTGGTGGCGGTGGCGGTGGTGCAGGAGCCGCCGGTTCGGGCGGTACTGGACAATACAATGGTTACGCTGGCGGTATTGGTTTGACATCTTCTTTAATTGGTACATCAACCTACTATGCTGGCGGTGGTGGTGGCGGAGGTTATTACTTAAATACTGGTGGTGCTGGTGGTACAGGTGGTGGTGGTACAGGCGCATCAAACGTCCCCGCAATTGCTGGAACTACTAACACAGGCGGTGGTGGTGGTGGCAATAATGGAACCTCAAGCACAATACAAGTTGGCGCTAACGGCGGCTCTGGCATCGTAATCATCAAGTGGAGCTAACCAATGTATGCGCTGGCTCCTACTTCTACTGCTGGTGGTGGGGCTGGTTGGAGCCGTAGCCAAGAATGGCTGTCATGTGCGCGAGTTCTATGGAATTGGCTACACAGTCCACGATCCGACCGAACGTCACAAAGAGATGATGGCGTGGTTGGATCAGAACGCAGGTCATTGCAAGTCAACGGAATACATAGTCATTTGGAACAATCTGGCAGAGTGGTCAGGCTCGGCAGATTCCACATGGCTTAGAGCCAAGGTTGTCCATGGATACAAGGATGCACTTGAACGGGAGAAAAAATGACCAAGAAACCGATACCCAAGCCAGCAATGGACACCAAAGACAAATTGACGATTTGGGTAACGCTCATGGTCAGCATCACATTGTGCATCTCGGTACTGGCTATGGTGTTTGCTTTCCTGCTCGGATTATGGGCAAAAGAGGTGGACAATCACGAAATATTCAAAATGATTTCACCCGCTTTTTCTACTCTTATCGGCGGCATGATTGGGTTCCTGAGTGGTATCAAACTCATGCAGAATGAAGACAAAAAGGATCACAAATGTTAGACATATTCACAGGCGGTATCTTTGGCTCCTTGCTTGGCGGGGTGTTTAGGCTTGCCCCAGAAGTCCTAAAGTTCATGGACAAAGGCAACGAGCGCAAGCATGAGCTTGATATGTTCAAGTTCCAATGCGATTTAGAAGCCCAGCGCGGTGCTCAAAAGTTGTCTGAGATTGGCGCACAAAGAGAAGCGGCTGTTGACGTAGGTGTAATGGATGCATTTAACGCCGCCATCGTATCTCAAGGTGAGATGGCAAAAGCCGCTGGTGGTTGGGCGGCGGCTGTATCTGCAAGCGTTCGTCCAGTGGTGACTTACTGGATACTGTTTGTCTGGAGCTTTGTCCACGTATGGTTTGCCTACAACTCATGGTCTGCTGGCGCTCCCCCCGCAGAAGTGTTTAAGATGATGATGTCTCCTGACTTTTCAGCCTTGTTAGCTGGCACAATAAATTTCTGGTTCCTCGACCGTACTTTAGCTAAGAGGGGTTTGTAAATGACTAGAGAAGATATTGTTCGCATGGCAAAAGAAGCGGGCATGGAGTCATTTAATATTTGTGTTGAATTAGATGACTTTGCCGCCCTTGTTGCTTCTGCCGAACGTGAGGCGTGTGCAAAACTTGCAGATGAGTGGGCAGTAGGTTGGCCTCATCCCGCAAAAACTATTGCTTTAGACATCCGAGCAAGACCATGAACCTAGAACTGGCCGCTGAACTGTGCCGCCGGTATGAAGGGTATCGGGCCAAGCCCTACCTTTGTCCGGCTGGTGTGGCTACGATTGGCTATGGTTCTACCTATTACGCAGACAAACGCAAGGTGACTTTAGAAGATGCGCCGATGGATGAACCAATGGCACGGGCGCTTTTGATGATTGAGTTGGAGCATACGTATCTACCCGGAGTTTTGCGTAACTGCCCAAGCTTAATTACTGACGTTCGTAAATGCAATGCCATAGTTGACTTTTGTTACAACCTTGGTGTAGGACGCTTGCAAACAAGCACGTTAAAGAGGAAAATCAATGCCAATGATTGGGAAGGAGCAAAAGAACAACTGATGCTCTGGACTAAGGGTGGCGGTCGGGTACTGCCGGGCTTATTAAAACGCCGCACGGCTGAGTGCGCACTGCTGGACTAACCGATGCCATTACAAAAAGTTCTGTTCAAGCCAGGGGTGAATCGTGAAAACACACGCTATACCAATGAAGGCGGCTGGTTTCAGTCTGATAAGGTACGTTTTCGCCAAGGCACACCTGAGAAGATTGGCGGCTGGGCACGCATTTCAATCTCTAGCTTCTTAGGTACTTGCCGTTCGCTTTGGAATTGGATCACGCTAGCTAACCTTAACTTGCTTGGTGTTGGCACAAACCTTAAGTTCTACATTGAAAACGGCGGCCTGTACAACGACATCACGCCTATCCGCTCGGCTGCAGTACTGAGCAACCCATTCAAGACAACCAATCTACTTACTACAGTTACTGTAACTCACACGGCGCACGGCGCAGTAAATGGCGATTTTGTAAGTTTTAGTAACGTGGCTACGGTCGGGGGTTTAAACCTCAATAACGAGTATCAAATTACTTTAATTGATGCCAATTCATACACCATCACCGCAGCAAGCGCAGCCACATCTACTGTAGCAGCAGGAGGCGGAACAACTGTTAGCGCCGTGTATCAAATCAACGTGGGCTTGCCGTTTGAAGTTCCGCTAACTGGCTGGGGCGCTGGCGCTTGGGGTATTGGAACGTGGGGTTTTGGCGGTACATCTATATCAGCTTTGCGTTTGTGGAGCCAAAGCAACTACGGTGAAGACTTAATACTTGGCTATCGCGGTAGCCCAATTTACTACTGGTACGCAAACTATGGTTTGACGCCCGCCTTATCTACTATAACTATTGCATCCCCTGCGGTTGTAACTACCCCCCTTACTTTGCTAAATGGTACGCCTGTTATTTTTACTAACTCTGGCTACCCATCTGCGTTGCCGACTGGCTTGGTTGTGGGAACTACGTACTACGTTAAAAATGTTTCGGGTAATACATTTAATCTAGCTGCTACCCCCACAGGCGCGGCTATTAACACATCTGGTACGCAGTCCGGTACACACTACATCATGCCCAACGCGGTTCCTGTATCGTCTTTGTCGGGGGCTACAAGTGTGCCTTTGATGCAGAACTTTATTTACGTGTCAGATGTAAGCCGGTTTGTGTTTGCATTTGGTACAAACGATATTGGCTCGACCGTTCAAGACCCGATGCTTATTCGTTGGTCGGATCAGGAATCCGTGGTGGACTGGTATCCATCTGCCACTAACCAAGCAGGCAGTGTGCGCTTATCACACGGTGCAACTATTGTTACGGCTATCCAGACCCGCCAAGAGATTGTGGTTTGGACTGACTCGACTCTGTATTCACTGCAATACCTTGGCCCCCCTTATGTCTGGGGCGTTCAATTGTTGGGCGATAACATTTCTATTCTTGGACAAAACGCTGTAGCTCAAGCGTCTGGTGTGGTGTACTGGATGGGCACCGACAAGTTCTATTCCTACGATGGCCGCGTTAACACGCTTAACTGTGACCTGCGCAAGTTTATTTATCAAGACATTAACTTGGGACAAAATCAACAAGTTTTTGGTAGCACAAACGAGGGCTTCAATGAAGTCTGGTGGTTCTATTGTTCAGCTAACAGTACTGCTATTGATAAGTACGTGGTGTACAACTACCTTGAAAAGACTTGGTACTACGGCACAATGAACCGCACGGCATGGCTAGACTCTGGTCTAAGGGATTACCCTATTGCTGCAAACCCGCTAAGCGCTACGACAGGAAATATTGTTAACCAAGAATACGGCAACGATGACAATGCAACGGGCACTCCGGTGGGAATCAATGCGTATATTTCTTCGTCTGAGTTTGATATTGGTGACGGCAATAATTTTGGTTTCATCTGGCGCATGTTGCCGGACTTGACATTCTCAGGGTCAGACGCTTCCCCAACACCACAACTTACGATGACTCTGTATCCTATGGTTAACTCAGGTTCTGGAACAGGTACGCCTGTGGCGGCTAACGTTAATCAGTTGACAGGTGCCCAGTACACAATCACTGAAGGTTTCACGGGGCAGGTGTTTACCCGAGTGCGCGGTCGCCAGATGATTTTAAAAGTAGAGTCCACCCAGCTTGGAACTCAATGGCAGCTTGGCGCAACCCGTATTGACATTAGGCCGGATGGCAGACGATGAGTTACATCATTACGTCTGAAACAGAGCTTAGCAAGATTGCGGCTCCTAGTTTGCCTTTGGCAACAACAGAATATGACCGCCAGTATCAGGATCAGCTAAACAACGTCTTGCGTTTGTACTTTAACCGGCTGGATAACTTGCTGGCTCAGTTGGTTACATCTGGGATTGTTCCAGCTACTACAAATTACACCGTTGCAACGTTACCAAGCGCTGTTACATCTGGTGTTGGCGCAAGGTCTTTTGTTACGGATGCTTTAGCCCCTACGTTTGGCGCAACAGTTGTTGGTGCGGGTACAGTTAAAGTACCGGTGTACTCTGATGGAGCCGACTGGAAAGTTGGCTAAAACAAGTTAAAAATGATATTATCAAACAACCCCCATTTTGAGAGGCAAAAATGAGCCTGCATAAGTTTGCCGACATGGTTGCCCAACAAGGCCGTGGCGATGACTCCTTATTAATTCACATGACGCCGGACGAAGTCCAGCGCCTACAGCAGTTTGCCCAAGCAAATGGTCGTTCGTTGACCATTAACCCTACTACGGGTTTACCCGAAGCCGGCATGCTGTCTGATTTATTCAAAGCCATTGCCCCTATTGCCCTTGGCGCGTTCCTTGGCCCTGCTGGTTTTGGTATGTCATCCATGATGGCAGGCGTGGCTACGGGCGGCATTACAGCTTTGGCTACCGGCAGTCTGTCTCGCGGCCTCATGGCCGGATTGGGTGCGTATGGTGGAGCGGGTCTGGGTGAGAGTTTGATGGGCGCTGGAGGTAATGCGTTAGTTGCTGGCGGCGCACCAATTGGTGCAGAAAATATTGCGGGGCCTGCTGTGCCCCCAATTGAACAAGTAAACCCCTCTAACTACAATCTAAGCAACGCAGATAAATTTAGCGCAGGCGTAAAAGCAGTTACAGCAAGCCCCACAGCGGCACTTGATTTTGCCAAAAGCAACCTTAGTAATCTTTCCGCTGCAGCCGCACCAATCATGGCAGGTGCTATGGTTCCGACAACCACCAAGTTGCCCACGCCTACAAACAACAACTACATTCGCCAGTTTGACTACAACATTAACCCAGACACAGGCAAGCCCGATCCTCTGTACGGTATGCGTGCTATGACGCCAGTCAAGGCCAGTGAGTTTGGAAACAAAACATTCCAAGGCCAGCGCGATGCTTTTAGACAACAAAACCCAAACCCTTACGAACTTGGCGTAAGTTCTTTAAATCAACCACCACAGCCGCAACAACCAGCGCAAATGAATACAGGCGGTATTGTGGCTTTGGCTGGTGGTGATGTTAAGCACTATGCTATCGGTCGGCTAGTAGAGGGGGGCCCCCTGACTGGAGGGGCGGGGCTAGATATGAACAACGATATCTATAAATACTTTTCAGACCCCGCAACACAAGCGCTTTTGTCGTCAGGTAACGATGCGGCTATTGCTGCAAAAATGCAAGAAAAAGACTGGACAGCCGCGCAAATTGCTGCGGCCACCGGCACGCAAAACAAACAAGCTGATTACGAACGCCGTTTTGCTCAAGCAGTGGCAACGCCAACTACCGATGCTAGTGAGTTTTTAGCCGCAACTAAAGATGTTGGTTTGCAAAACCAAGGATTGGCTACCGCGTTACAAAACTCTGGCATGTCCGCCGCTGACCAATACGCACTTACACATAATTTAAACGACGCTGCTGGAGCATTAGACGCTAGTGGGAAACCGATTGATTTCTATAACAAAATTGGATACACAGCAGGCGCTTTACCCGGCGACCAAGGCGGTTTAGAAGGTTTGTACGCTAACATTAATTACTCTGCAAAAGGTTTACAAGACCAGATTAATGCAGGGACGTTGTCTGTAGCCGACGCGCAAGCCCTTGCACGGGGTGAAATGGGGCGTGTGGGTGTTAATGATAAAGATATTAAATCTGCAACAGGCAAAGATTTTGCTAGCCTGTTTACGCCCAAGACTGTTGTAACCCCACCACCAGACCCGTTTGTGTCTGTAACTCCCGGAGAAGTAAAACTTCCAACAGCCACCACATACGACAACGGTGCGTTTGGCAACTACGGTTCTGGTAACAAAACTGGCGTTGACTCAAACGGCAAAACCGTTTCTATAGCCACTCCCGGCGATATCATTACAAACCCAGACGGAACACGTACAGTAGTGCCCAACGTCCCCGGTCGTCCATACGGCGGATTCACAGGTATGGATCCGGTTAAAAGTGCGTACACAGCCGGTGGCGGAAGCTTGGGCTACACAGCCAAAGCACCAAAAACAATTGACGAATTCAATCAACTGTATAACAAGCAGACTGGCGACTCGTTAGCGGCATATAACTACCTGATGGGTAAGGGCGCTAACAACAACGCATACCCTGTTAAATCTGGCGTGGCTAAAGTTGCTGTACCATACAACGAGTATGTGTTGGGTAAAAAGACTGCGAGTACAAAACCTGTAACCACAGACAAAGGTACAACAGTTATAGGCGTGCCCGGTAACCCGCAATCTTACTTTGATGAGAAAGCATATCTTGCCGCGCATCCGGATGTGCAGGCAGAGTTGACAACAGGTAAATCTGTGTCAGGTAAACCCGTGCAATTCTCTTCTGGTTACGAGCACTGGCTTAAATACGGCCAGCCTGCTGGTTGGGCTTTTTCTGGCGACTATGCCGGTTATAAAACTGCGGCAGCTTTGGCTACTTCAGGCGGTGCAACAGGCGCAGGTGGTGGGCCCGGAGGCACTACAGCAAACTCAGCCAACACAGTTAGCGACAGCAACACAGCCAATAGCATTACGGGTTTAGCGGCTCCTGCTAACAACAGTATTTCAGTATCCGATGCCGTAGCCTCTCCTGCTGATTCTGCCACTACTTCTGCGTCTACTGGAAATAGTATTGGCGCAGGGCAGGGAGATGGTGATGGTGATGGTGATGGTGGTGTTGGCGATGCTAGAGGCGGGTATTACTCCCGTGGCAAACTGAACTACGGTTCTAAAAATATGGCGATGGGCGGATACGCCCTTGGTGGCTTAGGCTCTCTGGGTTCTTACTCTGATGGCGGTCGATTACTCAAAGGCCCCGGTGATGGCGTGTCTGACAGCATCCCTGCAACCATTGGCGCTAAGAGTCAGCCCGCACGCCTTGCCGATGGTGAGTTTGTAGTGCCTGCGCGTATCGTGTCTGAACTAGGCAACGGCTCTACAGATGCAGGCGCTAAAAAGCTCTACGCCATGATGGATCGTGTGCAAAGCGCACGGGGCAAGACCACAGGCAAAAACAAAGTAGCGGCTAACAGTCGCTCTGATAAATATCTTCCCGCGTAAGGAATAGATCATGGCAACGACCCCAGTCTCCCAAGTACAAGAATATCAAACAGGCTTTGCGCCTGTTATTGCCCCCTACGCAGAAGAACTGCTAGGCAAAGCACAACTGCAAACGGATGTTGAACAAAACCCCTACATGCAGTATATGGGGGAGCGTCAAGCACAGTTCACACCTTTGCAACAGCAGTCGTTTGAAAATGCAGCATTGATGCAAACTGCCCCTCAGTTGGGGGACGCTACCGCTATGGCGGGTATGGCAGGTTTGGGCGCACTTAATACGCAGTACACGTTTAACCCGTACCAAGCACAGCAGTTTACGGGCAACAACGTACAAGCCTATATGTCTCCCTACATGCAGAATGTAGTGGATATTCAACAGCGGGAAGCTCAGCGTCAAGCAGATATTGCAGGTACTCAACAACAAGCAGCAGCAACTAAAGCAGGTGCTTTTGGCGGTAGCCGCGACGCAATCATGCGTTCTGAGGCGGCTCGTAACTTAGCGTTGCAAAAAGGCGACATCCAAGCTCAAGGTTTACAAAACGCCTACCAACAGGCAATGCAACAGTTCAACCAATCCCAAGCGCAAAACTTGGCAGGGCAACAACTTAACGCCCAACAACAACAGTTTGGTTCGGGTCTTGGACTTCAAGGTTTGCAAACAGCCATGACAGGTGCTAAGAGTCTGGCAGATATTGGTCAAACACAGTACGGACAGAACATGGGCCTGCTCAGTATGCAGAACCAGTTTGGTAGCCAGCAGCAAGGCCAAGTGCAGAACGTTCTGAACAACCAATACCAAGACTATTTAAACTACCAAAACTATCCATACAAGCAAATGGGCTTTATGTCCGACATGATCCGTGGTTTGCCTTTGGCTCAACAGTCTTCCACAATGTATGCGGCTCCCCCTTCAATGCTGGGGCAAGTTGCTGGCGCTGGTATTGCCGCTAAAGGTCTAGGTATGTTTGCCAAGGGCGGCGCGGTTCAGGACGTCGACTATAGAGAGCGTCCTGCTGGTCTGGCAGAATTGGCTATCCATAACATGGGTTGAAGAATATGGCATTACCTAACTCCGAAAAAATCACATCTCAAATTGCGATGTTGCCCGATGCTGCACTGAAGCAGATGGCCATGATGCACAAGAGCGATCCATATGTTCTTCCCCTTATTATTTCCGAAGATGGCCGTCGCAAACAGATGCGCCAAGCCGCACAAGCTCAGATGGCGGGTATGCCCCAGCCCAAGGTAGCCGATGCTGCGTTAGCACAAATGGGTCAGCTACCCGAAGAACAAGGTATTGCTCAGATCCCTGCGCCCAACATGCAGCATATGGCTGACGGCGGTATTGCTGGCTACGGTGAGGCTCCGGAACAAAGCATGGGCACAGGCGGTATGGGTGGTATGGGTGGTATGGGTGGTATGGGTGGTGTGTTTAACTATGCTCAGCAAAGCGACCCCGTTATTCGTATGGCTTCCGGAGGTGTGCCGGGAGATGCAAGCGGTGTAGCAGTGCCCCGTGACTTAGACGCATACATTGAAGAACAAGCCAAACTTAACGGTATTCCTCCAGCCACGCTTCGCGCAGTTATTCAAGCGGAAAGCAGCGGCAAAGTTGATGCTCAAAGCAAGACTTCTTCTGCCCAAGGTTTAATGCAGTTAATTAACCGCACCTTTACCAAGGGCGGCGGCGATCCAGAGAAACGCAAAGACCCGTTTGAGAACGTGCGTGTTGGCGCTAAAGTTCTGGGAGAAGACGCGGCAGCTTTACGCAAGACGTTAAATCGGGATATTGCCCCAGAGGAACTGTACGCAACTCACGTACTCGGCCGCCCTACAGGTTCACGCTTGTTACAAGCTGACCCTAGCATGACAATGGCGCAGGCGCTTAAAGCGGCTGATCCCAAAAATGCCGACAGCATTATCAGCAGTAACTCTAAGTTGTTTGGCGACGGCAAGAAAACCGTTGGCGAAGTCATGCAGACGTTTTCTACCAAGATGGCTTCAGCCATGCCTGTTGCTTCGGCACAGGCCGCACAAACACCTCAACCTGCCCCCACTGTTCCTCAGAAAGAACGTTACCTGACTGGTAATGAGCAAGTTACCGGCGCGGGCGAGACAGCTTTGCAGTATCTTACTGGTGCGGCGGCTATGCCACTGGCGGGGGCTTACACTGCGTTGGGGCAGTTGCCTAATGTGTTTTCTGGCAAAGGTGCTGACCGCGCCGAAATGGAAAAGTTGTACCGTGAACGAGCCGGTGCCATGACGTACGAACCCCGTACTGTAGGCGGTAAAACTGTTTCCGAAGGTTTTGGCCAAACGTTAGAAGACTTAAAAATCCCTGCATACATGGCACGTATTGGTGCTGGCACGCCCAAAGGCCCAGTTGCCCGTCCTTCTGCTGAAGGTATTGCAGGTATTGCAGAGCAGATGAAACAAGCTGCGGCTGAACAAAAAGCGGCTGTGTCTACGCCGCGTTTAGAGCCTCCTCGTACAGAGAAGCCCAAAATGGTTGTGGATTCCGAAGGCCGTGCAATGCCAGAAGATAGTCGTACTCGTGTCGCTAATGCGTTTGACGATTTAAGTGCCGCTGAGAAAGCTGCGCGGGATGCTGCCGCATATGAAAAAGCCGCACAGGAAGCTAAAAACGCCCCTGACTTGAGCAAGTACGCTGGCGTCATGGATGAAAACCAAACGGAAGCGGCTCGTGCCCGCGGTATTTCTGCGCTTGCAGGTATAACGCCGTCAAGTATTAACGCACAAAAAACCGTTGCGCCTGAAGTACCTCAACGCCCAGAAGTTGGCGAATCTGTTTCGGGTACGTACGACACCACAGTACCTAAACCCTCCGATCTTATTGCGGCCACTAAAGAAACTGTTCCGACCAAAGACCGTAAAGGTTTTGACAATGAAGACTTGTTGACGCTTGGTTTAAGTCTGATGGCTAACAAGTCACCATACTTTATGACCGCCTTGGGCGAGTCAGGTTTGCAAACTTTAAGTGCCAAGAAAGAGCGTGAGAAGCGTGAGACTGACCTTGAGTACAAGGACATCATGAAGAAGTACTACGGTTCCATGGGAGAAAAAGCTGGAGCAGAAGCTAAACAAATTGAAAGTGGCGCTAAGTACGATGCGACTGCACGCCAGCATGCTTTGGACAATATCTCACGCGAGATGCAGAAGTGGGAAGCCAACCCATTGAATATCAATGCTACGCCGCAACAAGTTGAAGCAAAACGTCTATCGTTAGCACAGACCTACTTCCCCTTGGCAGGTCTAGAACTTCCCAGTACAATGGGCGCACCAGCACCCTCTGCCGGATTTAAGGTCTTAGGGAGCCGCCCACAATAAGTTCAAGGATGTTAAATCATGCCCATTTACAGCGTGCAAGGCCCGGATGGGCGTATCTACGACATCGAGGGGCCTGAAGGCGCATCCGATGCACAGGTTATATCGGCGCTTGAAGAACACTTAGCATCCCAACCAAAGCCCAAAAAGGGATTGCTCGCCGCCCTTGGCAAAGGCGCAGAGTCCACATTAAGTCAACTTCGCACAGGTGTCTCTGGGGCTTTTGGTTCTCCCGAAGAAGCAGCTAGGGCCGGGCTGGAACGCGGCGAAGAAATCTCTGGCAAGTATGCTGACCAAGTCAGCATGGATAAAGTTAAAGAAGCCTTTAACAAAGACGGTGTTGCAGCCGCTGCGAAAGAAGTAGCACGCCAAGTTCCCTTGGCTATTGCTGAGCAAGCGCCTAACTTAGCCACTTCCCTTGGCGGTGCTCGTCTTGGTGCTATGGCTGGTACGGCTCTTGGCCCTGCGGGTACTGTGGCTGGTGGCGTGGTTGGTGGTCTTGCGGGTGCTTTTCTTCCTTCCCTGATTCAACAATATGGCGGTAACATTGAACGCCAAGCTCAAGAACAAACGGCTCGTGGCGAGCCCATCAACATTAACGCGGGTGCTGCCGGAGCCGCAGCCGTCCCGCAAGCTGCCTTGGATGTAGCACAAGCGTTTATTCCGTTTGGTGGCAAGCTAATTAGCAAGCTAACAGGTATCCCCGAGAAAGCTTTCTTTGGCAAGAGCGCAGAACAAGTTGCTAAATTAGCCGATGAGAAACTGTTAGCCACCCTTGCAAAAGGAACGGCTACGGGCGTGTTGGCCGAAGTGCCAACAGAGATTGCCCAGCAGATGCTGGAGCGTGCACAGGCAGGGTTATCCCTAACTTCTCCTGATGCTATGAAGGAATATGGCCAGACCGCCTATCAAGTTGGTTTGCTTGGCCCTCTGGGTGCCGTTGGTAGGCTATCAGAAAAGGGTGCAGCCCGAGACGAAGTTGCCGCTAGACAAGCCGCAGAACAAGAAGCCACTGCACAAACTGCACAAACTGCACAAATACCCGCACCGCAAGCCGTACAGCCCCAACTCCCAGCACCAGAGCCAATGTTGGCGTTGCCTGCACCTACGGGGCCAGCCCCCGAACAACCTGCGCAAGAAGTAGCGCCTACGGCCGTTACAGAAACAATACGCCCGGGTGCAGTGATCGGTACAACCGACACAACACGCCCTGTGTCTGCGCAAACGCCTAGCTTAAATCAAGCAATGGAAGAGCACGACAGACTCAAAGCACAACTGGCCAGTCTTCAAACGCAGATGCAAGCCGCGGCTACCGCAGGCGACACAGCCAAAGTCAACGAGTTGTATGCCCAGTACTCGCCTCTTGAAACGCAACTAGAAACTTCTGCTCAAACTGTAGAGGGCTTGGGCGGTGTTACGCAAACAGCCGCCGAGTTAGAAACCCAATCTAAAGCCGCGCTTTCTAGCATTGATGCCAAGATCAAGAACGCACAGAAGAAGCTTGCGGACGCAGCGCAGCTAGGCTCATTTGGTGAGCTACCCAAACTGTCAACAAAGCTTGATGAACTTAAAAAAGAACGTGCAGACTTAATGGACAGCTTTGGCCAGAAGCGCTCAGTCCTAGAAGAAAAAGGCATCAACCAAGCACAACGCGGCCAGAACCGTGAGCTATTCACGGCTGAAGAAGCGCCTCTGCCCCCAACAGAGAAGCCTGAAGGCCCAGAGCAACCAACCACTGTGCCCGGCATCGCGGCAACGCCTGCTGAAGCGTTGGAGTTTAAGCCCAAGGCGATTGATACCCAGTACGAACGTCCCGAAGGTTACGGCCTACAACGTGTGTCCGACGACAAGCCAATTCAGTTGGCTATGCAGAAAGACCCAAGGCAGTTAGACATCTTTAGCCCTGAAAACATTCAGCGTACAGAGATGACTCCCGCTGAGCGCGTAGCTGCTGACCAACGTATGGCAGAAGCCACAAACATGTCGGCTGGCCGTGTTTCCCAGTATGTCAGGGATGCTGAAAAGCAGCGTATGACCCGGGCACTAGATACGCGGTTGAACCTTGCCGGTACAGAAACCAAACGCGTTGTGTCGGACGAGCAGTACGACATCACAATGAACAACATCGACCGCCTGCATAACAAGGTGGTGCTCCCGATTGGCAATGCCAACAAGTCTTGGTTGCAAGAGTTGTACGATGCCGCAGACGTACACAATACGCTTCTTGAGCAGGCAGAAACAAATAAGAGTTTTGGCCTTCAGCGCAAAATTAAAGCGGCACTGAACAGATACAACCGTGTGTTGGCCAAGATCACGCCTGTGCGTGAGCAGATTGAAGACATGTACAAGAGCATGTACGAAGCCACGCCAGCGGCTAAAGCCAGCGTTGTTGCGGAAGAAAAGAAAAAAGCAGGCGAAGAACAGCTTGATACACTGAAACGCCGCGCAGCGCCAACACCCGAGCAAGTAGCAAAAGGTGAAAAAGGTACGCCAACAGGTGCTGTTGTTAGCCGTGCTGTCAAAACAACCAGACGAATTGAGTCAGGCGATGTCCGCAAAGAAGCGGAAGACTCTCCGCAAATGCGCAAACTGGCCGACACTTTGGGTAGACAAGAACCTGAGTTTGAGAAGTTTAGCAACAACATATCCAAACGCGCAGCGGCGATGCGCGAGCAATATGGGAAAAATGATCCCGAAGTAACTGCGTTCCAGCTAAACATGAACGCCGAGTTGAATGCCAAAGCGTTTGAACTAGGCCGCAAGACACCTGAGTACAAGGCTACGCTCGCAGAGCAGACAGATATTGTCAGAGAAGCACTGTCTCAGAGTAAACAAGAAACGCTTTCCAAACGTACTGTTCAAGAGACTCGTAAGGTGCGCCGTGCACCAACGGAAGACCGCACAGGTTCTGCCGAAAGCCGTGTAGCTACAGAGAAGAAATCCCTGCGCGAAGCTGGCTCACGCCTGACTAAAGTGCAGGTTGAGGAGCTTGTCAAAGCGGCGTACGACTCGGATATTGGTACGGCATACCGCCTGCGCCAAACAGAGGGCGGCACAATAGATGCCAAAGAAGCCGCTGACTTCATGGAAAAAGTGCAGAGTAAACTGCCTTCAAACGTAAAGCTGGTATATGCCGCTAATGCGGGGAAAGTTCCTGTAAAACTTCTCAACCGTATGTTTGAAGAAGGCATCGACCCAAACAATATCAATGTACAGGGCGGCGTGTTTCGAGATGGCACGGTCTTGGTAATTGGCGACCAGCATGCTGACTTGAAAGACTTGGAAGCTACCGTCTTCCACGAGATCGTGGGTCACTACGGTATCGACACCATCATTGGCATTGAGCGTCTACAAGCATACGCTAACAAGACAGACCTTCGCAAACTTGCGGAAGAGCTTGGCGGTGAACCTCTTTTAAAAGAAGTTATTGAGACTGCAAACTTCCACGCAGCACGAGGCATGAGCGAAGAAATTCAAAAACTCCAAGTCTTGCGTGAGATCATTGCACACACCGAAGAGGCTCGCGTAACTGAGAGCTTCAGACAGAAGGCTGGCCGATGGCTCAAAGAATTTGTCGGCATGATTCGCGCAGGCTTGCGTGATCTGGGCTTCACTTCTTCCTCTGTACTATCAACATCTGACGTCTTCTATGCACTGAAACAGTCCCGCAAAGCGTTTGAAAACAAAACTATCGGTAAGTACAAAGACGTCAACGGCCAGATTGCTTTCCGTACCAAGCAGGAACCCACGCAGTACGGAGCTTCTTTTATTGCCAAAGAGAAGTCCCTGAAAGACCAGTTGCTTGGCAACATCATGGGGCTTACAGGCCGTGTTCAGTTCGTGGACAAAGACGCAGCCTTGTCTGAAGCTTTTAAACGTGGCGTAGCCGACAACGCCATTACATCTTTGGAAGCACAAAACGCAGAGTTTTATTTGCGATTTGGCCAACAGCGCAGCCAGTATGCGGGTCAGGCACTGACCAACGGAAAACTAATCTTACGCAAGGGCGAAGGCGGCGGCTACGTGTACGACAGCGTCAAGGGCGCTAACATGGTTGAGGTGGCCGAAGCTTTGCACAAGGGCAAGTTTGCCAACGACTCAGAAGCCGAAGCTATCCTGACCGCATACGTGGCAGGCGAGCGTGCCAAGGTCAAGGGCTGGCAAAAGCTTAACTACGAGAACCCTGCTCTGGCGGAGAAGGAATACAACGATGTCATGCGTTTGCTCAACAGCGACAAGACAAAAAAAGACGCCGTGCTTGAAGCCGCCCGTATCTACAAAGAGTTTAACGACGGCCAGATCGACTTCCTTGTGCAGACAGGTGCTATTACTGAGAAACTGGCCAAGGAACTAAAGTCTGTACCTTACATCCCGTATTACCGCGTTAACAGCAACAGCGGCAACATTGAGTTGATGGTGGACAGAGAAACGCCTGTCCGTATTGGTAACGTCAAGACTGAGCCACAACTAAAAGAGTTGGTTGGCGGCAATAAAAACATTTTGCCAATCTTTACAAGCTCGGTTCAAAACACGTTCATGTTGACTGACTTGGCTCTGCGCAACCAGATGATTAAAGAGTCTGCGTTCTTGCTTCAGAAAATGGGCATTGCATCAGCGCTTGGAGAAGGTTCCGGCCCCGCAAGCGACAGCACTGTACGGTTTAAAGTCAACGGCAAAGACCATTTTGTCTTTATCGACAAGAACGTATACGGCATCCCTGCGGAACTCATCATCAAGGGCATGGAAGGCATCAAGACCACGATGCCTGCGGCTATCAAAATGATGGGTATTCCTGCCGACATTCTGCGTAGTTTTGTCGTAAAGAACCCCGCCTACGCCTTGCGTCAGGTTGTACGCGATCCTTTGAACGCATGGTTGACAACGGGCACAGACGCTACGCCTGTACTCAGTTCTTTCAAGGAGTTAGCCAGTATGGTGGCCGGTCGCAGTGAAGTAGAGAACAAGCTGATGCGTTCAGGCGCTATCAGTAGTAACGTATTCACTGGCGACCAGCGCGATGCGTCTAAGTTTCTCAAAGACATTACCGCAGGTAAATCGGGTTGGACTAAACTCATGGCCAAGCTGGATGCGTTTGCTATGCAAGGCGATGCGGCCACCCGTGCTGTCATATACAAAGACTCCCTAGCCAAAGGTATGTCCGAGCAAGCCGCGCTACTGCGTACACTAGAGTCCATGAACTTTAGTCGCCGTGGTTTGTCTCCCAGCATGCAAGCTTTGTCAATCATCATCCCGTTCTTCAACGCTCAAATTCAAGGTTTGGATGTACTCTACCGCGCATACACAGGCCAAATGCCGTTCAGTGAACAGCTTAAGATCAAACAGAAGTTGGTGGCTCGTGGCTTGATGCTTGCCGCAGGAACGATGGCTTACGCTGCCATGATGTCCGATGACGAGGCGTACAAACGCGCTAAGCCTGAAGAGCGCTACGGCAACTGGTTTGTGTACGTTCCCGGCTTTGACGAACCCCTGCGGGTACCAATCCCGTTTGAGTTGGGCTACCTGTTTAAAGCGTTGCCCGAAGCTATCCTTGACATGGCATCCAATGACGAGAAGGCATCCAAGGCAGTGGGCGGTTGGCTCAAACTTGTAGCACAGACCAACCCGTTTAGTTTGCCACAAGCTATCAAACCTATTACCGAGGTGTACCTCGGTAAGTCGTTCTTTGGGGGAGACATTGAGTCACAACGCGAGCAGAAAATGTTGGCTGGTGAGCGCTCACGCGAGTCTACATCAGAGTTTGCCAAGCTACTTGGCAGCATCACAGGTAGCGAAACCATCAAGCAGATCACAGGCAAAGAAGGCTTGTCGCCCATCAGCATCGACTACCTCATCCGTGGCTACACAGGCGGTCTTGGTTTAGGTGTTGTGCAGTTAGCCAACCCGATACTAAACATGGAGATGAAAGAGGACGTTGCCAAGCCTACGCTTAAAGCCAGCAAGACACCGTTCATTGGCGGTTTGTTCCAGCCCGTTGAAGGCAGGGGCACCCTTGATGAAGCGTATGACGCAATGCTTAATATCCAGCAGACCAAGGGCACGTTTAACCGTTTGGTTGAGCAGGGCAAGACAGCCGAAGCCCGTGCGTTTGCACAGGAGCACGCTGACAAATTGGGAGCAGCATCGGTGTCTGGCTCGGTACAGCAGAAGCTTGGCGAGTTTGCCAAAGCTCGCCGCCAGATTGAGGCATCGCCCAAAATGACCACAGAGCAAAAAGACGAGTTGTTGGAACGTATCGACAAGGCGCAGACAGATTACGCCCGTGCCTTTCTCAAGGTAGTCGATAGAACCACACGCCAGTAAAGCCGTCCCTGATCCCGATCTTGGCTCGGGCATCAAACAAACGAAAGCCGAGAGCCTTATTCAAGCCCTCGGTTCTAGTAGCCGCAGTGTCGATGCAGGGGACAAAGAACCCCTGCCCCCTCTCAAGCCGCGGCCACGGATACTGGATTGATAACTTCTTCATCCAAGCTAGAAATTTCTCTCGAAATTTTCATGGTGGACACCCGCATGGGTGGGCCACTGGTTCTTGCCATCAGGTCTTTCTTAGGCATGTAGGACACTACAAATTGTTTCTCAAGCTGACGCTTAAAGTCAGCGTAGCCAAAGCTCATATTGGAGCAGAAGGTTTTTAGCAAGCGTTCCTCAATAAAGAAGTCAACGTGGTTGGCTGTTACGCCGTGCTCCACCCGCCCCATAACTACCGATCGGGTAGTAGAGGAGTCAATCAAAGCGGTATCCCCAAGCAGGGCACTGGCGCCTGACCTAGCGTTGAAACGTACCACTACGAACTTGCCGTAGTTCTCTTGGATGAAGCCGTTGAGCACATCTTCTGCGTTGCGCTTGCTTGTCCTGACTGTGCCCCGTGCCACGTTGACACGGCCTTTCAAGAATTCCTTGATCTCATTGAGTGGGAAGTCAACAATGTTTAGATACTTATTGCCGAGTATTGCCCCTGCCGTCATGATCGTGCCCACACCCGCCATCCAGAAGCGTTCGTCATTGGTAGCGTTGAAATCCTTGTAGCAGTTGCGCACAACATCAGGCACAAGGGTCTTGAGCATCGGTACATTCTTGGCCAAGAACTCAGCCAATTCATGACCAACCACGCCGTAGTTTTCTTGCAACGACTTGATAACTTCAATCTCGTGGGGCTCCCATGACAACTCTTCGTCCATGACAAACTCCAGAACACGACGCATCTCGCCTTCTGACGAGTGCTTGCGTGAACCTGTTAAGTAGTCCACGACGTGGGTATTGGAGGACATGATGGCCACTGTCTGCCAGATAGAAAGGTTCAAGCGTTCCTTGTTAGCGCCTGACTCCATACGCTCCTTGCCGCGACCCTCGGTCATGTCCAGTAAGAACTCAGGAAACCACTCAGAATCCTTGCGGTTCTTGGCGGTGATCTCATCTGTCACCAAGGGCAGACTTTGCAGTAGACCAAGGCGTTGCTGCATTGCAACAGGCGAAGTGCTCTTACCCGTGCGGTAGTGCGTTGGGTGACCCCAGATCGAAGCCGCCCCTTCCAGTGCCAGCGACTTACCTGTACCGGACTCAGTAGAGCCGCAGTGGTAGGTCATGCCGTAGATACCTGTGAAGCGCATGAAGGGTGCGCTAGCCCCCGCCAGAACAACAGACAGATGACCATATAGCTTCTTTGCTATAAGCATCTTGATGAACGTCACCCAGTTCTCGATCGAGCCTTTGGGTTTGGTGTTGGCCACAATGTTCTCTAAGCCGGGCATCGGCACTTCCACAGGCGCGGCTGTAGCACTGTAAATCTTGCCTGCATATACAAACATACCGTTCTCTTGCCAGCCGTAGTTAGCCGGTACTTTGACGGGCGACTTGTCGTTGCTCATCTTCTCAACGCTTGCACGTACGTAGTCAAACAAATTCTTATCATTGCCTCGACCAAAAGCCGCCACAATATTTTGGTTGGCCAGTGCCTTGACCGTTTCGTCTTGGCTTACAACAGCCTTCTGTGCCATCGTGATGTTCTGTACGCCCTCACGCCTGATGGCCATGAAGTGAACTGTGTGCTCTCCGTTGTGACTCAAGATGTCCACAGGGAAAAGATCGTAGGGAATAATCAAAACGTTGCGTGTAACCTTGTTGCCCTGCGCATCTTCGTCTTCCTTCTGAATAAAAATGCCGCCACGCTCACCGTAAGCGTAGCCACGGGGTGCTTCAGGGCGAAGCACTTTCTTGACTTCCTCATCCATTGCAACGCGGGGCAACTCCACCACGCTTTCCACCGTCGTCACTGACATCTCGCGCCCAAAGATCAGCGGGTTTGTAATCTTGCCCCAATGCGGGCAACTTGGGCAGACTCCGGGGTTCTCCGAGTCCATCTTGGTGCAAGGATATGGGCCTTTGATCTCAGCCAACTTGGTCTTCATGCGGTCTTCGCTGTACGGGTGCATGTCGCTGATCCACTTCGATGCACCTTCGCCATCCACACAGACCTTTGTCCACGACAAAATGCCGCGCCACAGGGGTTCCATCCCATCTTCGTCAGCGTGCTCCACGTAGTGTGCGATCTGACCACAGCCTGTACCTGCACGGGTCTTGACCACGATGTTCTTGAAGCGCGTAACGCTGTTCTCAAACAACTTGACTTGCCCTGCGCTTGGTGCGGCTGGCCTAGTACCGGGGAGTTCAACCACATTGCTGGGTTGCTTGGCTTGGACTTCATACTGCGTACCGATCAGGTTCTTCTCCACCACTGCGCGGATGTCGGCCAACTCAAACATAGCACCTTCGCTCATGAAGCGCACGTTAGTCTGCTCCCGAACCTTCTTCTTGTTCTTGATGCCAGTATTGATCGTGGCAGGGATGCGCAGAACGCGGGATGCGTCTGACGTCACTGTTGGGTCAATGTCCAGTTTATTTTGGTAGCACATGCGCTTGAACGCCTCGGCCACAGGCTTCCACTCGTTGACATCCACGGCTTCGGTTAGCGGCCAGTATGCGTGCACACCACCGCCAGACGCCACCATCCATGGGTCGCCCATAGCAGACAGCCCTGTAGTCTCCGCAAAATCCATGATGGCCTGTGCCGCCAACTTTGCACTAGCGTATGCCTTGGGTTTAATTAGTCCCGTTTTGGGATCAGGCAAGTCTTTGGGATGGTTGCAGTCCACGTCGATGGCAAAGGTCTTGACCATGTGCACATTCTCAGCAGTCCGATTGTTGTCGTCCCCGAATGTACCTAACCCAAAGTAAATATCTTCACCCGATTGCTTCCATCTGTCGATGAAAGGCTGTGCTTCCTCCAGTGTGTGAACATAAGCATGTTCTTTTTTTCTCGAAAGTTCCACCACGCAATAGCGCCCGTTTCCGGGCGGTGGCAAAACAGCCGCTACAAACTCAAGCGGTTCCATATTTGTCCGCCTTAATCAGAAAAGGTTTTGTTGGTTTGGGTCAATGAACGGGTGTTCGTCTGTGGGGGCGGTTGCTACAAATCGGCGCAGTAATTCTTTCTGCCAGTCCTTTGGCATACCAAACGGGTCATCCACCGCATCAGCGCAGTAGTTGATGAGTTCCCTGTTAGTCAGGGCTCTAGGTTGTATTCCTTGCATATTTTTCTCCATGCTTGTTGTGCGTCCGTTGAGGACTTCATTATTTCTAAGAGGAGTTCTACGCGGTTTTGATACGCGACAAAAACATCCTTACCTTCGAACCAGTTGTACACAGTTTGGCGTGTGACCCCGAGCGCATAAGCAATCTTCGTCACAGGGAAATCCAAATAGATCGCCCAACGCCCAAGCTGATTGCCCGGCGTTTTCTTTGCAGCCATGACTGCGTCAATTACTTTTTGTGAATAGGCCATAGTGTTTTAGGTGGGGGTACCGGAATGACAAGTCGTCCGCAAGCTTTCGAAAAGCATACCTTGTCAAACTTTCCCCCCGATTTAATTACTCATCGTCCCAATCGGACACGATGTCAGCCAGCTTACCTTTTTTGGCAGGCACAGCCGACGGCTTCGCAGACTCCTTACGGACTTCTGGTTCAGCATCTTCCTCTACCTCGGCAGGCTTGGCTTTCGCTTTTGCCTTGGCCGCGATGGGCTCGTATGCTGGAGCGTCTTCTTCCTTGGTCAACTCACCCATGGGGCGTGTGCCTTCGATCTTCAAAGGGGCAGGAGCAGGCTTTACACCATCAGAAGCGGCAACAGTCATGACGACTGCACGCTTGGCTTCATCGCTCTCGCCTTGAGTCTTGACGATCTCATACTCTTCTGGAGTTAACCAACGATTGGGCGCGAAGTGCAATTTGGGCGCTTCTGCTTTCGTATCAAACTTCATACGAGTCACAACCATCTCAGGGCTGATAGGTGGGTTCTGCATGGCCAAGTTGCGAGCGAAGGCTTGCAGTGGGCGCTTGTCTCCGTCTTCCTTACCAAACACCGAAGTGGCTGGCAAAGTCAACTGCAACACTACACCTTCAATGTTGTTCTCAAGCACCACAGCCAAGCGTTGTTGGTAGCGGCAGGCGCGGCTGTTGCCTTGACCTGAACCTGCAATATTCTGAGTGCATGACATGCAAGTTGTAGCTTGCTTGTTCTCAGCGGATGCGTCTGGACGATCACCATCGTTGCTCCAGCAGTCAGGGCCAGTGATGTTGTCACCGTCATAAGACTTAGCGTAGAAAATGCGGCTGACCTTGGGGGCAGCCTTGACGATGATGACGTCCAAAAAACGTTCGTCGATAGCGGCAATCTCCTTGCCACCGGCCAGCAAACGAAACACACCACCTTTGATGGAGATGCGCTGTGTGCTGTTGCCTACGCCGCCACCCGTCAGGGCTTTGGCTGTCTCAGATAACTCGTGGTTGCGTGCGAACGCGGGAGCATTGGAGGTGTTAAATAGTGCGATATTTGTCATGATAAATTTACTTGGTTGGTTTAGTTACGCGAATCTCAAACTCCGTTACAGAGTTCAAGCCCGGCGGGAGAGAGCCCGGGTTCTCTTCGAGGTACCGTGCCATGTTGGTTTGCGCGATGCGTTTCTCCAGCAAGTCCACGACTTCATGCTCAAGAATAAACTTCTTGAATGAGTCCCAGTCTTGCGTGTTGTAACGCGTCTTGGTCACCATTGCCACAGTCCCAAAGGAAGTCTGCACGGACTTAACGCCCATGGCCTTCATTTGGTCTTTCATCGCAAAGCGAACTTCATCTTGCTGTGCCTTCAGAGTCTCGATCTCAGTGTCGTACTCTTGGGTCAAGCGGTCGATGCGCTCCTTGATTTTGCGATAGATTTTTGCGAGCCTGTCCATTGGAATTGGCTCTTGGGTTTCTTCAGACATTGTGCTTTCTCCTGTGTTTGTTTTTGTCTAAGGTTTGACAGTTTACATAATTTTTAACTCAATACAACCCCCTTTCATGAATTTATTTCTGTGTCGAACATCTCGGTAAGTAAAGAGTTATCACTTACTTTGTCTTGTAATGCTTTAAACATCTTCTTCTCAATCGGGCTACCCTGAATGTGTATCACAGTAACTTTGTCGGAGTCTTGACCTTTGCGGTCGGCTCGTGCTATGCACTGCACGTATTGCTCCACGCTCATGAGTGGCCCATAAAAAATCACCGTGTCTGCGGCTGTTAGGGTAATCCCGTGTGCAGTAGCTTGCGGTTGCATCACCAATACGCGAGGCTCTGACTCGTTTTGGAATCGCCTGATAATGTCTGCGCGTTTGGGCGGTGTCACACTGCCGTGGATGCACTCGTTTGGTATACCTCGGTTTGAGAGGTGCGTGTGTATCGTGTCGATGATGCTTCGGAACAGAGCAAAGATGATGACCTTACGCGTTGTCTCTTCCAAGATTTCCTCCAGTACACCAAGGCGAGGCGCTGAGTCAAACTCCACAACTTCCTTGTCGTCTGTGTAGGCCGCACCACAACTGATCTGCAAGAGCTTGGATACCCCTGCGGCGGCGTTGACTGCACTGATTGTCTCGCCTGCCGCGTACACCATCATTTTGTCTTTAAGAAGGTTGTAGTACTTGGCCTGTTGGGGGGTCAAAGCGATCTCCCGCGTCATGGTGATAACAGGGGGTAAATCCAAACACGCTTCTTTTGTGAAGCGTATTGCTGGCTGTAGCGCTTCATGTACCAATTCTGGTGCGTTTGCTTTTGCCGCCCACTTAAACAGCGTTACCTTGTGCATGACCTGATCTCGCCATGCCGTGAAGAACTTGGGCACACCTTCGGGGTTGACCAACTTGGCCAAGCCGTACGCATCAGCAGGCGACTGCGATGCGGGCGTGCCTGTCATCATCCACAGGAAGGTGTTGGGCTTGATGATGGACTTGAGCGTCTTCCAACGTTTGGTTGTAATTGTCTTGTACGCATTAGCTTCGTCAACAATTACCAAGTCAAAGCGGCCATCATTATTGATCTCGTCAGCAATTAGATTTAACCCATCGTAGTTGGCGATTACAAATTCGTAATCTTGCTGAACCATCTCGATACGGCGACTAGCCTGCGCATGGTGCGCGACGATGGCAGAGCGATGGATGATGCTGTTGTTCAAGTCACCAAGCCACGCAGACTGCATGATCGACAAGGGGCACAGTATTAAACAACGCCTGACTTCACCACGTTGCATCAGGTAGTCAGCCGCCCACAGCGCAGATAAAGTTTTACCAGTACCCGGCTCGCTAAACACAAAGGCTTTACGGTTAAGCGTTAAGAAAGACGATGTATCTTTTTGGTGAGCCATGGGTGTATATTTACCCGGCCAGTTATATCTCCTAGTGATAGGCGACTGAATGTTTTTCACACCAAGATTGCGCAGTACCCGACATTCATCAAGACCCCAATACACAGCCACGTCGTAGCCACCATCTATACGCTCGATGATTTTGTGTTTTGGGATTACCTGATACTTCTCTGGGTTACGGGTGCGAAAGACAAGTGCTTTGTCTTCGATGATTTCCATGCTTTCTCCGTTTATTTATTATCTGATCTGTTCGCTGACTTACTTCGCATACGAAGGTTACCCTTCGCTGACGTACCGCCTGAGCGCATGGGCTTGATGTGATCTACATCTTTGCCGTCACCCTTGGTGGCCGCACCCGTCTTCTCCATCACGCGGCGAGCCTTGACTCGCTCTGCACGTTTCTTGATCTGCTCGGGTGTGCCTTGGTAGTTGTCGTACTCACTGCGGTAGTTGCGTGTGGCCATGATTATTCCTTTATTCCGTGAAATTTTTCAATCGCTCTTGTGTAGTTAAACAAGTGCAAACCTGTGGACATCAAGTCCGTTCTTGTAAAACCTGCTTCGTAAGCTAGTTTTGTCATTTCCAACTCTGATATTACACCGCCTTCCCTGAGTACTTGCTTTCGTGCTTTGCGATATTCGTTGCGGCAGTGACTACATAAAATCGTGCAGCTATCGTCCGTCAACGAGAACTCTATCCACTCTTGCTTGAGGTTGTCGTTAAGGTAGTGTGTGCCGTCCGCATCCCTGTCAAGAACAAAGTCGGTCACCTTCGCTTCAAACGCATTCATCAACGTGTCTAACGTCCTGACTCGATATAGTTTGACGTTTGTAACAGCGCATGCTTCGCACTCGCCATCATCCAGAGGGTTATCCGCATCATGTGCTTCTAGTGCTTTTCGTACAACTCGGTACATGATGCTGTCTCGTCGTCCCATACAGCCTCCTAATGTTTAACAGGGGGTTTAAATAATTCGGCGAGAGAGACGTCAGACTCAATCGTCATCAAGCGTACCATCTCGGGCGCTATCTGTTCTACGATTGCTTTTGCTTCAAAGTTTGCTTTCTCTGCTTGCTTTGAGAGTTGTTTGACGATAGTTACCATGACAGCGCCTTCTGTTCTGTCCTTGAGCGAGTTCTTGTTCTTCTCAAACGCGTCAAGCAACGCTTCGGCCATGTTGTTGGCTTTTAGCGTCCAGATGTTTACTGTACGGCCTTCGTCTGAATCTGACACGACGTCAATGTCATATACGTTCATAGTTTTCTCCTTAATGTTTTGGGTGATTTTCACAGGTTGTTACGGGGCACCAAGGACACAGCGGTGAGGGTCTTGGGTTCCATACGCCTGAAGCATGCGCTTGCTCAATCCTTGCTACGCGTTGGCGATACTGCCACCACTCTGCATCGGCTTGGTCAACAGTGTAGGCCGCTTTAACCATATCGTTCTTGACAACAAACAGCAGTGCTGCGTTGACCTTTCTGATATGTGGAAAGTGTGCAAACACCATGAGCGCCATCAGTTTAAGTTGCTCTCGATCTGGATACTTGTTGTTGCCTGTCTTGTAGTCCACAACCCAACAAGTCAAGTTGTCGTCGTCAATGATAAGCAAGTCAGCAATGCCGCGAAGCCACACATCCTTGCCAAGAAACTCACAAGGTTGCAAGTCCACAGTCAACCCCATCTTGTGCTCGCACAACTTCCTTCCGGGCTTGGCGTTTAGGGCGTCGAGTGTATCCTTGATGTACTCAAACTCTTTGGGAATAGGCTTACCCTCTTTGATGTAGAGTTCAGCCGCCTCGTGTAGTACCGTGCCGTAGCGCGTCGCTTCAGTCTCTTGGAACTTGTAGTTCTTCAAGACCTTGACTTCGTGATACCTACGGGCACAGCCCTCGTAATCCTTGAGGGATGAGTGGCTCCATGTAATTGGCTTGGTCATTCAAACTTCGCAGTCTTTATTGCTACTGTTAATCGGTTGGCAAACTGGGTGACAAACGCCTCGTTCTTGTTGAGATCGTACTGCCCCATGTCCTCCAGTATGGCGTGGACAACCTCATGCCAGAACGTATCAGCCAACTCATCCTTGCTGAACTTACGCCCCGTAATGTTGCTGACCCTACCAAGCCTGATGCACTGCTCTGGGTAGAACGTGCGCCCCATATCTCGGCGGTGAAGCATGGCTTCCACCACCTCCACGCTGTACCATTTCTTTCCCACACGCATACGCGTTGGTAACTTCATACTTTCTCCTTTTAGTTTTTTGCTAATCCATAACGACGATGCGCACCACCGTCAGCGTCCAGTGGAATACCGGGCATATAGCTCGGCTCCATAGTCATTTGAGCCAAGACCCAAGTCTTAGCTTCCTCAACCTCTGCCTCGGGTACAACAACGATCTGTTCGTCATGCACCGTTCCCGCCACAAAGTATCTCTTTGCAGTTCGTAGCATCCCATCCGTCATCACAATACGCGCAGTGCCTTGCACCACATTGTTCGTGATCTTACCTGCGTAAAGTTTGGTAGCGTCTGGCCCGTATATCCACTGGCTCCTACCTTTCTCGTCCTTCTCTTGGCGCAGGTCTGGGTAGAGCAAGCTCATGCCGTTGGGCAGAACTATCTCCCCCTTCTTGAAGGTGATACATTTATACACGAACTCCTGACCGCCTGCAAGCGATGTTTGTATGAGGCCAGAGCACATGTCCCAGAAGCTCACAACGGGGTGCGCTGTAGTCCTGTACTTGTCGATGATTTTCTTGGCCGCTACGCAGTGAATGAGTAGCTCCTGATCGGTACAGGTGTGTGGTATCTCCATCATCTTGACGTAGTTGTCATCCCACTCAAGGAACTTGTCGATGTACTTACCGTCTACGCCTAGCTTCTTTGCAAAGTCTTTCTCGTATCTAACGGGCGATGCACCAAGAAATCCGACAAGAAGTTGCGACGCAAACGCCGCCCACCCAAGTCCGTAGCCGCACCCCAAGAGCGCACTTTTTGCAGACTGCCGTAGGTCTGGATGCGATTCCTTACTGAGTCCGGGTATGTTAAACATCTGCGCACCGAACGCGGCGTAAGGGTCACCACCTGCCCTGAAGATTGTGAGCATGTCTTGGTAATCTGAAAGCCACGCGAGTACTCGCGGTTCAATCTGCGAAAGATCCCCCACAACGAGTTGGTGTCCTTCGGGAGCCATAATTGCTTTGCGTAGGAATGAGCCTCGCTTGAGGTTCTGCATGTTGATGGCCGAGCCTTTGGCCGCCGTCCACCTACCCGTCTGCGCACCGTAGTAGGAGAGAGGTACTGGTAAGGCGCCACGTTGACTAATGTCGAGAAACCGCTGAGCACGGGTACGCTCGGTGGTAGATTTAACCCGAAGACGCGCTTCACAAAGTAGGGCAACGTCTTCACGTTCACCATTGAGGAGCGTTTGAAATAGGGCATCATTTTTAGCGAGGGCAAGCGCTTGCTTCCCAGTCGTCTTGCTAATCTTGGTTGGCGGAACCACATTGAGTTTCTCAAGTAGTGCAGCAAACTTTGGGTTCGATGCCAGCGCAGTCTCTTCCACGCCGAGCTTTTGTAGTAGGGCTTCACGTTTTTCCTTCTCCTGTTCGATTGCGTTATGTAGCATGAGGGCGTCAAGCTGCAACACTGGGCGTGTATACATCTTGAGAGTCATGTCGATGAGCCTGAGTTCACTGGACGGGTATCCAGCGACCAAGCGTGCAAAGATTCGTTCGCATAGATATACGTCGTGTTTGCAATAGTCTGCAAGCTCAGATTCCAAGACCTCGTCCAACTCGGCCACACCATTGGTGCTGTGTACGGCTGTCCCTTTGGCGGGAAGACCAAAAGCGTCTGCAAGTTTGGCGAGACTGTTGCCAACCTCAACGCCTCTGAGAGCTCGCGCCATTGATAACGTGTCGAAGATGAAGGCTGGATGTACATCGTAGATCCACTCCATAATGGATACATCGAACTGTGCGTTGTGCGCAAGCACTGCGGTTCGTCCCCAGTCAACTCCAGAAAAGTAGTCACGTAGTCCATCTGCGCTAACCCATCTAATGTCATCTCCGCTTCCGTATTCGTGAACGCAAACACCGAACGCTTTAAATCTCTTATCACGTATGTACTCCTCAGTTGTCATCTTGCTAAGTGTGTAACCTTCCTTGGTGTCCCAGTAGGTTTCGAAATCGATCGTGATGATCTGTTTATAGGGTGCGGTCATTCTTCTCCTTGAGTTTGGCTTCTATTTTTCTGGCGTCATTGAGTAACACGTATACGTTTATGTCTGAATTGGATGTACCAATGTGACCAAAGATTTCCAAGATTTCCTCATCCGTCAGCCCTACCCATGTGCGTTGTACTTGCGGAGGAACACCATCTTCATAAACAGTATTACAAACAACACATTGCAACCTGACAGGCTCATCCTTTGCTTCTAGTGCGGCTTTAATAGCGGTGATGGCTTCATCTGCCCTGTGATAATCGGCATTGTCCAATGCTTCTATTGCCATGCGTAATGCTTCGTCTTTGGTCATGAATGACCCCTTGCTCGGATGGCGGCGGCATAATCATCAAGACCTTGATTCATAACGCCAAGCATCTCAGATCGGTTATGTAAATCAAACGGATGAAGCGTTTCACGCAACTTTGCACACGCCTCACGCTCATGCTGTGCTACCAGCTCAACAAAGGCTACAACTTTTTCAAATGCTTCAGGGCTGATGTATTGCAAATAATCCATACCTACCTCTGTAGCCATCTCAATGATTTCATCTTGTGTCAATTAAAATTCTCCTTGGGTGGTGCGTCTAGGACGTTTAGAAAGCCGAAAAAATCGTTTGCCGCCAACATGAGTTGCGACGCCTCCATCTCATTACAGTTGAGGGTAACGACTCCTGCGACTTGATCTTCAGCGCGTCCAATGATGAACACGCCCTGTGCTTTGCCTTGGCCATAACACATCACGATTTTGTGAATCAGTAGTCTGAAATGGTGTTGCTCATCTTCTGACATGGCTTCGACCCTGCGTTCGAGTTCTTCCTCTGTCATTGAGAAATCACCTTGTACGTAACTCATTTTGCTTCTCCTTCAGTAGCAGTTCCAAGTCAGGAATGTTGTGCTCACGCGCAATGAACACTGTACCCCCTGCGTTGAGAATCAAGTTAAGTTCCCTGTCTTGCAGGGCAGTCGTGTTGTTTGTGCCGGCCTTGCACTCGATGGCGATGAAGTGTCCGTCCATACAGCCAATGATGTCAGGTATCCCCGCACGGCCAAAGCCGTTAGCAGGGGGCATAAAGTGGTACACGCCCAGCCTATCAAGCAACAGCCGTACCGCCTTCTTTACTTTCCACTCAGGTGTCTGTGCCATAGTAACTCGCGTTCATAAGTTCTTCGTAACTAAAGTGTTCGCCAATAGAGTCTAAGATACCAATGTCAGGGCCCTCGGTATCAAACACAGTGTCGTTGTACACATACTTGTACTTGGGCACAGTCAGTTGCTTGTATGCAAACTTCAACCCGATAGGTGTCGGTTTCCAAAGCCCTGCACTGCGACTCTTAACTCCGCTGACAGGCGCATCCACCACCATGCTCCAGTGCCGCAAAGTCCCAAGTTGAGGGGAGCGTAGCAACCACACGGGTGCAGTGCGTTGTACGTCGATCCAGCCATCTTCCCGTGGGGGTTGTAGGCACAACCAGATCAACTGCCGTGCCATGGCCGCGCTGATGCCGCGCCTGTACAGCTTACCCCACCTATCGCACACAGGGCAGTGGCCGCCTTCGCTTTTAATCACACTGCCCCAAACACCGCGTGCTTCGTTCAGGGTAGCACCCTCGTATAGATTGGCGTAGCTAAGTTCTTCGCCGTCATCAATCATTTCAATCATTTAGTTTCTCCTTGTTTAGTATTGCGTCATAGTATTGCTTGGACATTGGTGCTTTTTTGTCAAGAATATTTCTCAACCATTCAGCGCCGCCAAGTTGGTTAAGGATAATCCACTGCCTGTCAGACATCCGTACTTGCCTGCCCAGTAGTTTCTCTGGTGGTTTAGGTCTTGGCATCTTTTAACTTTCTGCTTATTACTCCGTTGGCCCAGCATCTTGCACAGTGCCATGTAGTGTGGCTTAGTTGAATCCCGCCTTCGGGTGGTTTTGTTTCATTGCACCGTGTGCACTCCTTGTACTTGTGCACGGGTTGCGTACCACCGATAGCCAATTGCCGCCTAACAAAACCGTTCATGTTTTAAGACTCCGCACGTATGCCGCGAAGCTGGCCGCTGTGTCACCAGAGTTTTTCATAGCATCGAACTTACGCGCTACTTCTTCTAGCGCATCGTTGCGAATCTTCTGCGTCACTTCGTTGGTAACCTGAGTCTTAATCATCTGACGCTTACGCCAGCCCAAAGCTTTCTCCCATACGTTCAGTTGTGGTTCGGTCATGTATTCATCTCCAGCGTGTTAATTTGGTCAATTATCCATTGGCAGTCTTTGCGCAGGGCTTCAAAACGTGGCGTGTCTTCTTGCTGAATCTTTCCTCCAGCGTTGAACATTTCGTACGTGTCGTTGTAAACATCTTTAAGTTTTACATTGATTTTTATAGATACTTCCGTTTGCAAAGGCCAAAGATGTATCAAAGTCTCGATCGCTTTTTCAAACTCTTGATCGCACTCGTTTGACCCGTACAGGTAGAAGACAAAGTCGCCTTGTTCGTTAACCTCACCCGAGTGCGGGTGCTCGTCTACTTCAAGTTCTATGGGTTTCATGTTTTCTCCTTGAGTGCGGCTTCAAGCGTATCTAGCGCCTTGTCCCATGTGTTGTAGTCGATGCTATTGCCAAACGCTTTCATCACAGCGTGGGCTGCTTGCTCAATGGTTTTGAGGCGTTTGTTCTCTGACAGAAGTTCTGCAAGTTGCAAGTCCATCTCTCTCATCTCGTCATTCATCTTAGCCTCCAAACATTTTCTTGAGGTAGTCGTACAACTCACGCGCTTGGAACACAGTCATGTCCTTCAGTATGTCATCAGGCGTTTTGCTACGCACGAGAGTCACGAAGCGTTTGGGTTGGGGCAGTTCAATAGTATCGGGCTGTAGCGCGGCAATGCCGTCTGATCTTTTCTCGTACTTGCGCTTGACCTCTTCGGGTTTGGATACGAGGGTTAGAATTTTCTTCTTGTTTTTAAGCGGTTTGTATTCAGGCACGATGGTGATGTATCTACCCCTATCGTCTCTCTCAGCCAAACCCTGCTTGGCAAACTGTGCAAGCAGTGAGCCCACAGAACTTGACTTGTAACCAAGGCGTTCCATACATAGGCATATCTCTGCGTTTGTCAGGTTAGGATTCTTTTTAACGAAGTCAAAGGTTGCGCGTGTCACATTGTTTGTGACACCAAAGAACTTCTTACCCTGTGTGTTTGTTTGTGTGGTTTGCATATCGTCTTTCTCCCAGTTGTTGATTGTGGTTTTGAGTGCGTTAGATAACGCGGTTTGCATATCAGGCATTTGTGAATCCCTCCAAGAAAATAATGCCAATGATGATGGTGGCAATAAGCACCAATGATTGGATGCACGCGAGCGCATCCTCGGACATGCCCTGTCTTTCCCCAAGCAAAACGCACTGTATCCAGTCAGATTCAGGCGTAGTTGGGGGTGGTGGGGGCGTGTAAATTAGGCCAATCTTGACCTTGCCCGTGTCATACGGGGTGTGTTTTTGCATAGCTTTCTCCTTAGTTTTGCCATTATTTGTCTAGGCTTAGACAGAAGTCAAGGGGAATTCCCCTAGAAAAGAGGTTGTTGATAGTAGTCAGAAGGGCCGCCAGTATAAGAGGTCAAGGGCAAGCACTACAACCGCTAACAAAAGTATTACCCGCTCGAACTTCTCGTAGGGTGTCATCATGACTCGTCCTCCTCGTCTGCTTTCAATTGTTTGACCCACGCATCAATGGCTTGCTCATCGTGGAACTCAAGTATCCAATCGGCTAACGCATACGCAGGGTTTTGCAAGATGCAGTCGTACAACTTCTCTAATGCTTCTTTACCGAAGCGTTTTTGTATTTCTTCGGGTGTCATTTAAATGTCTCCTTGATGTAATCGTTAGCTTCACGCTTGGTATCAAAGCCGAGGTAGTCACCGTTCTCGTCTATCCATTCATCGGTGGACAGGCCATAGATGACCCATATGTCACCCGATCGTTCGGGCTTCCAACAGTTGCGGTCATTGAACCTTTCCATGTATAGCTCGTGCACGATCTTCTTGCACGTCACGCCGTCCTCCCCCGTCAGGCGTGCTAACTCAGCGGGGTGATTGTCAGTGAGCAAACTACTGATCCAATCTTTGAGTCGTTCCTTTTGTTCCTCGTTGTAAGCCTCCTTGTCTAGCTTGCGTTGGTGTTCGGCCAGTAGGCCATCGTAGTAGCTATCTAATCCGTTCATTTCATTTCTCCTTGTGGTACTGGGTAAAGATAATCTTGCCATGGTAGTAGTGCGGTGTTACCCAGTCACCGCCCCATTTCTCTGCCTCGTCCTCGATGTCGTCCTCCTCGTAGAACCCTGCGTGACTCACCGAGTGCACCAACGCCTCGTCATCGGTGAAAAACATAACACCAAAAATTACAAACAGTTTCATAGCTTTCTCCTTTTAAATGTGGGTCACAGTGACCCGCTTATGCTTCACAATAAACCGCATCGAACAACGTACACAGTACAGTTGCCGAGTCGTAGGTGCGCGCTTGTGTTATCGCGTCTTGTAGTAATTCGTCAGTCAGTAGCCTGCGGTTGAGGAACCGCAAAGCTAGGTCAGGTTGTTCGGGGTAAACCGCCTCGCTGATCTGCTCAAGTAGGAAGTCGTAACTCCCCGCCATCGCGTCGTATAGGGCATCGAGTAAGTCCTCGGTCTGCCAGTAGTCATCGTCTTGCCATGTGCCGAAGTACTTGCTGTCGACTTGCTTGTTGTTGTCATACGCCTTGCTGTCGTACTTAGTCCACCACCCAGTGTTGTACTTGTACTCTTTGTACTCAGGCACAGTAGGGTCACGATCAGTAGGCAGGCTGTCCCACATCACCTTGAGTACTGCCTTGGACAGTGCCTCGAAGTGCACAATGTCTAGCTTCTCTTGGTCACCATGCTCGTTGTAGTAGCCCACGCTGATGTTGGTACATTCGGGGATGATGTCTGTGAACTCAGCAGTGTCGGTGTACACGCCAGTGTCATCAGGAGAGTACATAAGCGTCTCATCAAAGGCGTTGAGGTCGTTGGCCAGTGCCTCACAGAACACATCGGATGCACAGCGACCCATACCCTGATGACTGATGACGCTGTCGATACCTCGCCTGTCAAACGCAATGGCCCGATCAAACTGAGCAAGCAAGTCAGCGTGATGCGTAGCGATGTGCTTAGCCCCGATACCCCCACACTCCTCGCCTTGGCTGAAGATGTAGTAACCCTTGACGTCAGCATGTATCAGGTGCATGAGCATGGCCACACCCGCACCATCGTCAGCACCGAGGGGAGCGCCATCGGCATACCAGTGAGTCGCAGTCTTCCTGATCTTGTTAGCACCTGTCTCTTTGTGTACTGTGTCAACGTGAGCGATGAACAATGTCTTACTGCCTGCGATGCGGTTGTCGATGTGTAGGTTGCCTGCACCATCCACAGATGTGAATGACTTGAGTTCAGCAGGTAGTGCGTTGAACAGCCACTCGGTGAAGTCCGAGACGGCAGGGGTATTGTGCGGACGCTTGACAGACAACGCACGCGCTAGGGTTTTGTGAAGTATAGATTTCTTGTTCATGATTGTTCCTTAGATTAGGTTGCTTCGAGCACATGTGGTGACGATGCGTTGGAGAGAATGATTAGGTCAGCGCTGATGTCTGCACGGCAGTTGATACGCACAGCGTCCCACCCTACTTGGTTGATGGTGGTCTGACTAATCAAGCGTCTAGTGATGAGGCGTCTGCCGTTGTGCAAGAGGGATATGCTGAACATCACATAGCCGTCATCTCTTGAGCGATCCTCGATCAACGAGCACTCATTCAGCATGGCCATGGTCAGTTGCCTAGCCACAACAACTTGCTCAACCGCGACAGTAGTATCCGCCTCGTCCTCGGCATCGTCATCCTTGTCAGCCGTAGCGTCAGCTATCTCCTGCGGTACGTAGTCATCGTGGTAACGCTCGCCCTTGTACTCGGTGAAGTCGGTGCAGTCGTCCGTGTACCAGTTGCATGATGCAACGCACTGCCATCCGTCATCTTGCATACCCCACTCTTGGGTATCTTGGAACAAGCAGATACGCTCATCGTCTATCGTGTACCAGTCACCATTGATCTCGATGGCCTCATCCATCGGGGCGTACTCTCCGCACTCAAGCTCGATGATCTCGTTATCAGACAGGTAGTCCATATCGTAGGACTCACTCTGCGAGTCGACATACACCACGTTGTCCTCATGCACATAGTATTGATTGCCTCGTCTGCCGTACACATAGGTGTAGTTATTGTCGCAACAACTATTGCACACATGCACGTCCTCTTGACGGCCAACCCAGTAGCCGTCATCGTTGGATGTACGATCACCGCAGTCATCGCAGTCGAAGTTGTCATCATCGTTATCCATCGCGGTCGGGTAACCGCCAGTCTGATCGCAGGTATATTCTCCATCGCTGTCGATCACAAGCGCCTTAGCCCCTGCATCGATCGTCACATTCTTTTCACCGCCATCAAGATAGGGTGCAAGGAAGTGATCGCTTGCCTCGTGGTACGCCAACCTCTCGCCATCCTCCCAGTAGTTCTCCTTGGTATAGCCCTGCTCACGCAACCATGTATCCATGCCGTCATCTGTCTGACTGTAGCTGGTCGCATTGGCTGGGCGTAGGTAACTGCGAACGAAATACTTCTTGCCATCTATGGGCTGGGTCATACACAGCGCACGCCCCATGGTGTCATCGCCCTCGATGCGCACCGCCATGTGCCATCCGAACTTGGGGTCATACGCCTCGTAGGGGTGACGGGTCACGCCATCGCTACACTTAACGCCTCGGTCATCGCCCCACACCATGCACGACTGTGGCCCACGATGTAGGTGATAGATCATCTCAGCGGTAGTGTGTACGAACTGGAACCGAGCCGCTGACCCATAGCGTGAGACAAGATCACGGATGGTGTGATCGGGTAAGTCGAAGTGTCGAGTGAGATACTTGCCGACCGATGTGACAGTCTGAATATCTTTCTGACCCTTGGCCTCGTTCTGTGTGTAGGCGATCTTGGAGCGATCACCTTGGGACTCATGCGGATGCTCAAGCAGTAGTTGATGCCAGTCTTTGGGACGGGCTAGCTTGATGGCCGCATTGATGACGCCATGCACAGGGTACTTGTCGAACTCGCGGATGATCCAGTACCTAGCATCACGCTTGGCGCTGAGTGCCGCCATCTCCTCTCTGTCATCCGTGAGATGCCATTGGCGTCTAAGCTCCCCATCAGTACGGCGTATCGCATCGTATGCTTGCCGTATGGTGTTGTCCATGTCTTGCCAGTCGTATGTATCGTTTGTTGTAGTCATTGCTTTCTCCTTTGGTTGTGGTTAATTGTTTGTCTTTGTTGCGTTAGACACGAAGTAGTCGAAGACCTGATACGCCAAGCCGTACGCCCCGCAGGTGTACATGGCCAGCCAGATGTATCCGACACCTACCTCCGTCATCATCGTGAACCCCATGTAAATCATCGCCATGCACATAGCGGTGAAGATGAGGGTTGCTGCTTTCTCTGTGATTGTTTTCATTTCATTTCCTTAAGTTGCAAGTGCCGAGGGAACCGCCTCGGCTTCGGTTTCGGGTCACAGTGACCCTCATTCTGTTTCGGGATACATCCCATGCCATGTCGGTGGTACGAAGTCGTTGGGTTTCAACTCATCCATCCACCGCAGGGCTTGCTTAATCTTTCGCACTGTTTGTAAGTGCTTGTCTGTTGGGTCGATCTCTTGTGCCTGCTGTGCATTGACGAGTTCGTTTTCTGTACGTAGTTTTAATCTCTCGATCTTGGATGCCCGCGCCTTGCTCTCTTGAGGCGGTCTGCTCAGGCGTTGAAAAGGTAGCTTGCGTTTCATACGCGGCATCGTAGGGATAAGCTCAAACAATTCGCTTACCTCTTGCCTCTGAGTTCGTGGAACCCAGTCAGTCCAGTGCGACCCGTTGTTGGGTATGGCCTTGGGGTTTCTGCGTTGTACCCATGCCGAGAACTGTGATGGTGTCATGCGATGGCCACGCTCGGGCTCAACGATCTCGCCGTCATCGTTCACATAGGTTGTCATGTAATTAGTTTTAATCTTGTGCTCAAGGCGTTGGAGTACCTCGATGTATTTGTCGAACGCTTGGTCACGTTCGGGTGTTGGGTTGGTGCTTTTGTACTTGCGACCAACGATGGCGTTGGTTAACTCATACTTTAGATCACGCAACAGGTCACGCCATAAAGCATCGAACTGCTTGTTGCGTAGCTTGCTCGACTTCATTTCTGTTTTCTTTTTGAGCAAGTAATCCCTGCGCTCGGTTCGAATGTCGGGGTTCAAAATAGTTTTAATCAGGTAGTTCTGAAGTTGCTTGGGGGTCAGCTTGAGTTGTTGTGCCTCGCTCAAAGGGTTACGCATGAGCTTGAGGTCAAGATGTGTCGAGATTAAATCTATATTTTCCATGATCTGTCCTAGATTAAACGAGTATCCATTGTGTCGGTACAACGGGAGGCAACGCCAGTGCTAGTATACACGAGAACTGTCCTCGGTATCTATCCTTTTCGAAAAGAACTAAAGCTAAAGCCTGAGAGCAGGGGATGTCGAGCTTGCAAAAATTTACACGCATATACAAACACACTCCTATATATATAAATATATTTAAAAAGATAGATATAGAGGACAGTTTTTGCAGACGCAAGCAATGGCGCGGGGTTGCGCTGTACTCGGACTTTGGATAGCTGTTTAATCATGGATAGGTAGGTAAATTGTAGACTAAAGCTGTTTGGGCGACATTCGGGTCTTTGTGACCCGATTCCACGAGGTGCAAGGTCTTCTCTCTGCGCTGATCGAGGGCGATCTTGACCATGTATTGTGGGCGTTGCACCTCACGCCATCTTGCGAGGGCGATGTTCTTGGGGGAGAGTTCGGGGAAGAGTGGCATTATGTTCTCCGCTTTGATGTAATGGGGTTGATACCTGCTTTGATGACTGCGTAGAAGGTGACTTCACGCATGGGCTGGAAGCCCTTGGATTTTGCGTACGCGAGGTACTCTGTGTAGGTTGGCATGATTAAAACTCCTTTTGGTTAGACAAGATACGAAACACCGAGAGAAGCTCTTTCTCTCGGGCTCGCAGAAAAAATCGGGTCACAGTGACCCGAAAATCATGCAACGAGAACCGCCAAGGCTTTGCGTTGCTGTGCAGGGGTGAGTTTGCCAAAGGCTTCGATGATTTTCGCAACAGGGTCAAGCGGTTCTTTCTTTGCGCTCGATGCTCTACGGGTTGTCCCCTCGATCATGTGCATCATGTCACGCACCACAGTCTTCGTGGTTTCATACTTGGGGTGCTTCGTGATGAGTGACACCTTACCCGTGACATCGTGCACCTTGTACCCCGCCTTACCCGCCTTCGTCTTACCGCATGCCCACTCAATGACGATGGGTCTGCATGCTTCGACTGTGGTGTAACCCGCATCTTGCATGTCTTGGATGAGTTTCACACGGGAACCAGCGAATGTGTCAAGTGCTGTAAATGCGTTTGCTTTGTTTGTCATGTTGTTTCTCCTTGAGGTTGATTGAATTGCCTAGGGCTGACTACCTTAGACAACTTCTATTGTGCATACACCCCATTTTGATAGGCATCGAGAGCCTTTTTCGGGGCATTTTCGGGTCACTTTGACCCTGTTTTGGGGTGTTTTTGGCGGTATTCGACCCCCACCCACCCCCCACCACCACAAATAGACCATGGCCCCTGCTGCCACATACGAACACTGTTCCATAACCGCAAAACAAACTTTGTAAAACCTTAGTACTAATTACCCCTAATCCAAAAATTTTATAAAAATTTAGAAATACCCGTGTCTAACGTTAGACTCTCCATCTGTACAGACGAAAAAAAGCCCCACCAGCGTCAACCGGTGGGGCAAAGATGGCAACTGAAACCATCAAGGAGAAAGCAAGCGCTTGCGCACCCACTCGATTTAAGTGTACATTATCTACATCGCAGGTTCAAGGGCTTATGCGCAGAATGTTAGACCATTTAATCAATTTCGAACCCGAAGTGCACGATCACTTAGGCGACTTCGTCCCTATGGATAAGACAGATCCGGCGGATGCCGTGGACGGAATGTCTAATACTGTAGACTGGCTCAAAGAGTTAGGCGCTGTGGACACAGATACTTTGGTCAATGAGGCGCAAAGCCAAGCAGCACGTACTGCTTTCACCAACATCGTCACCGCCAAACCTGCGGAAATGACGCATACCTCTCTGGCAAATATCAAAACGCCAGAAGCAGTCCAAAGATTAGTTGGTATGCTTTCCGCCTATGACTGGGAATTTGTACAGCAAGCCAAAGAGATTAGAGGCTATACAGTAGCCAAGCTGGTGGAAGAGACTGAGCACCCCAACGCCAACATCCGACTCAAAGCGCTAGGGTTGCTGGGTAAAGTGACAGAAGTGGGCTTGTTCACAGAGAAGATTGAAGTCAAGAAGACGGAGATGTCAGACGTTGAGCTTGAGAATCGTATTAAAGAAAAGCTTAATAGGTTCATGGGTGTTATAGATGTCATTGACGTGAGTAAAGAAAATTCCGATGAAGCGTGACGAATTTACAACACTTAGTAAGATTGAGCTTGAGGCCATGCAGAAGGCTTTGCCTTACATGACCGTGCAAGAAAAGATGGAGTTGTTTGACGACTTGGAGCTTAGAGAGAAACGCGCCAGTTTAAAAGCAGCCAGTACCAATATGCTTGGGTTTGCGCAGGCGGTGTACCCCGGATTTAAAGTTGGCCCCCATCATAAGAAGCTTGCCAGAATTTTTACTGACGTGGTCGAGGGCAGGAAGAAGCGCGTGATTATTAACATCGCGCCTCGTATGGGTAAGTCTGAGTTTTCGTCTTACTTGTTTCCTGCGTACTTCCTAGGTAAATACCCTGAGAAGAAAATCATCATGGGCACGCACACTGCAGGTCTGTCTGAAGACTTTGGCAGGCGCATACGTAACTTGATTGACTCTGATGAATACCGTGATGTTTTCCCCCAAACAATGGTTGCTGATGACCAAAAAGCTGCAGGAAAATGGAGTACCTCTGCAGGAGGCCAGTATTACGCCGCAGGCGTGGGCGGTGCTCTTGCTGGTCGTGGTGCTGATCTGTTCGTTATTGACGACCCACACTCGGAACAGGACGTAAAGTCCAACAGCCGCCTAGCTTTTGACACAGCTTGGTCTTGGTTCCAGACAGGCCCCTTGCAACGTTTGATGCCGGGTGGTGGGATTATCATTGTAATGACCCGTTGGTCGCTCCTAGACCTGACTGGGCGCCTAATTGACTACCAAACCAAGAACCCAGAAGCCATTCCATGGGAGATTGTGGAGTTGCCAGCCATTTTGAACGATGGGGAAGAAGACGAGAAGTCCCTATGGCCAGAGCAGTGGTCACTGGAAGCGCTCAAATCCACAAAGGCCAGTATTGATCCAAGGTATTGGAACGCGCAGTACATGCAGCAGCCTACATCGGAGAACTCGGCCATCGTTTCACGCAAGATGTGGCGTATTTGGGAAGACGAAGAACCGCCAAAGTGTGAATACATCATCCAGTCGTGGGATACGGCGTTTGAAACCAAGAACACATCCGACTATTCCGCCTGCACAACGTGGGGCATCTTCTACAATGAGGAAGAAAATGACTCGCCCCAACTTATCCTGCTCGACGCTTTTAAAGATCGTATGGCTTTCCCTGAGCTTAAGGTGGTGGCGCTTAAGCAATACAAAGAGTGGGAACCTGATGCGTTCATTGTGGAGAAAACAGCGTCCGGG